GCTGCACGGCCTGGACGGGCTACCAAGACCCGGAGCGCGGCCCGGTCATGCGAATCTCGCTCTTCGGCAAGAAGACCGGCATGGTGCGCCGCGTCATCTGGGAAATGTCCACGGGCGAAAAACTGGGCGTGAACGAGCACATCAAGATGAAGCCCATGTGTGATGAAGGCTGCGTCGACCGCGAGCACATGCTCAAGGTTCCCCGCTCGGTGGTCAATTCGGTGCCGAAAACCATCCCGTTCAAAATCAAGCAGTCGCTGGCGATGCAAAAGCGCTACGGCACCAAGCCGGAGCACATCGAGTTGATCCGCTCCAGTGATGCGTCGATCACGGAGCTGGCCAAGCTCACCGGCTACAGCCGCGCGAACGTGCAGTGCATCAAGGAGTACAAGACGCTGCGGTTTGTTCCCAACACCATGGCCTTGGGAGCGCTCTGATGGGCAAGAAGATGTCCGCCTACACCCGCAAGCGCATGGGAAACCCGAACGCTGGCACGTTCAACGGCGCCGAGTTCCTGAACACTCTGCAGCGCTGCCGGCCCTACACCGACGAACCGCTGCCCGGTAGCTGGCTCGAAAGCACGCAGGACGCCGCCGACAACGCCCGCAACCATGTGAACCGTGCGCTGGGCGCGCTGGTGGGCCACAAGCTCAAACCAGAAGAGTCCGCTGAATTCGACCTGCTGGCGCACGCCATCGGGGTTGCCCTGATCCGATCGCTCGAAATCGGCGGGGATGACTGCCAGCCGGTCGCAGATTGCCGGGAGGGCGCAAAAGCGCTGCGCAGCATCCAGACCCGCCGTGACACACAGGGCCGCTGGGCTACCACGCGCCCGGAGCAGTTGGCCCTTGGTGAAGCGATCTTGGTCTATGAAGCCATCTTGCAGGCCAGCAGCCCGCAGCAGATGGTCGACGCGACCCAGGCCCGGATGAAGATTCTCGAAGCCATGCAGTCGATGCAAAAACCCACCCACCAGGAGCCCCGCCAATGACGCCAACCCCCAAAGAGCAGAACGAGGAAAAATCCACGGACATGGTGCACCGAGCGGTCAAGGAACTCGCCGCCCTGGGTCAGTCGGCCAACCGCTACAGCGTCAAGGACCTGACCGGGCTGGTGATGACGGTGGTGGATGACAGGCTTCGGGCACTGGCGCGCGACGGCGAGATTTTCCGCACCGCCCGCGGCAACTACGAAATCGTCAAGCTGTGGCCGGCCCCGCGCGCCATCAGCAAGACCGAGGTGGACGGCTGGGTGATCTACGAGGCCGGGGATCAGGTGATGCGCCTGACCCCCGAGGAAAACCGCCAGATGGCGAAGATGTGTGCAGGCGAGGCCGCCCACGTTCTCACCCTGGACAGCACCCGAGAGCACCTGATGCTTGCCCACGACCTGGCGGGGAAGGTGAACTACCTCATGCAGCAGATCAAGGCGCTGCGGGAGAAGCAGGATCAGCGGCAGGGATTGCTGACGCTGGAAGAAGTCAACTGAACAATCAACCCACTGGAGCACGACATGGCAACGAAAAAAGAACTCACCCAAGACGAAGCGATCAAGCAGACCACCGAGAAGATGAACGAGGTGGCAAACGCCATCATCAGCCGCGTCATCCAAGCCCGAGAGGCGATGATGGCCGCAGTTCAGCCGCTGAACGACGACATGCGGAACATCCGCAATGGGGTTGAAAGTGCCAAGCGCGAACTGCTGGCCATCGAGGGGATTGCCGACAAGATGAATGGCCCCATCGCGAAATCGGCCAAGGCGCTCGCCGAGCGGATTGAGGACTTGGAGGGCAGGTTTTCAAACCTCGTTGCCCTGAGCGAAGACACCCTGGGCCTCATCGGGAAGCGCGTCAAACTGATCGGCGGCGACTTGGAGATGACTGCTGGCGCCATCGATGAGGACGGCTTGGTCGTCTGCTACTACGAAGACGCGAACGGTATTGGAAACGCTTGCATCACCAGCACGACGGTTCATCACATGGCTTTGAAACTGGCGCTGGAGGATTGATCCATGAGCACCGCGACTGAAATCCTGGCCCAGATGATCGAGGCGAAGCGGGCGATTGAAGCCATGCCACCGGTTAAATCAGAGATGCGAATGCACCCGGATGACATCGAGGCGATGCGCCGACAGTGCGGGGCAACCAAAGTCAATGGCCCTGTCAATAGCTGGTCTGGGATCAAGATCATCCCGGATGAATCCGCCGAGAGGCTTCCGAGGAAATGGCCATGATCCGCTATCCCCGTGAAATCCCGCCGTACTGCATACCCATGCCATGGGGAGACTGGCTTGGCAACTACAACCGCCTGTACCTGTACATGCGCTACATCTGGGGGTTCCGTGGGCAACATCCGCATTGAGACCACATTCACCAATGAGCAGATCGTGCAAGTGGTGACGGGACCGGAGCTCGACTGGCGCACAAACACCCGCGATGTCATTTCCCGTGAGGTGATGAACATCAAGGATCGGCAAGTCCGCGAGGCGCTGATCCGCATGGGGTGGACACCGCCAAAGGTGCCAGAAATGGATAATGACGCATGACCACCGAAACCGCCATCATGAAGCTCAGTCCATTGGCCCAAGAGGTCGATTGTGCCGCTCGGTACTACGTAGACCGAATCGACAGGGATCACTACGGTGGCTACATGCCATCAGAGAAGGCACGCGAAGTGTATCGACTTAGCGTCGGTTCCACCGTGCAAAAGCGCATGTTTGAGGAATTGGAGCCCATCCGTAAAGCCGCTTCCAGAACGATGCTCATGTTTTTGAATCCAGTTCCAGAAATGCCAAAGGAATTGCGCGACCTGATGGAATCTGTGGAAAATAGGTGGGCTGCTGTGTTTGAAGAGTTGTGCAGCATCTCCGACTAGGTAGTGGGCATGAAAAAGCCAGTTGACCACTCAGACGCCACCCTGTTGTCCGTGATTTTCGTCATCACGATGGCAGTCCTTGCCTGGGTGGTTTGGGCCGCTCACAAAGACGCCCCAAGGATTCGAGAGGAATGTGAGGCACGAGGCGGAATGCTCATATCCACGCGGAATGAGCTTTACACCTGCGTTGGCCGACCAACGAAGCCGGTAGACCCGGCATAGGGTTAGACACCCAGCCAGCCAGCCCGGAGACTCCCGGGCATGGCAACAAAACCCAGCGGGAAGAAGCCCGCGCCCACGCAGGCCCCCACTCAACCCACGAAACCCGCCCGACCAGCCAAAGGTTCGGCGGGTTCTGGCGTTTCCGCAAAGAAGCGCAAGCGGGTTGATTGGGACGCCGTGGAGCGCGACTACCGCACGGACCACTTCACCAACGTCGAAATCTGCAACAAGCACAGCATTGCCCCTGCAACCCTGAGCCGAAAGATCAAGAAGGACCAGGAGAAGGATTCGACCAGTTGGCAGAAAGACCTGTCCGCTGCTGTCAGGAAGGCCACCAATGCCGCTCTGATGGCCGATATGGTCAAGGCCAAGGTCAATGAGGGTCAAGAGCAGGTCAATTTCACGGTCAAGGCCGCTGCAGAAGTCAACAAACAGATCATTCTGAGCCACCGAGAACGACTTCGCACTATGCAAGCGGATGCCGACATGGTGCGCAACAAACTGCTGCAGATGGCCGACATGGTTTCGGATGTGCGAGAGGCTGCGACGCTTGTCAGTGCTCTTGAGGCATCAGCCAGGACGGCAAAGATCGTGATCGAAGCCGAGCGCAAGTCCTTTGGGCTGGATGAAGCCAACGCCGACAACAACCCGAACACGCCCGGCTACCTTCCGCCATCCGTCACGGTCACGTTTGTGTCGCCACCAGCGCGCGAAGAGGACGACGAATGACCGAAGTCGCCGAACTCCCGCGCCTGGACATGCCCGAGAAGCTGGCCGGCATCTGGAAGCCACGCCGGTACAAGGCCATGCACGGCGGGCGAGGTGGCGGCAAGTCTTGGACCGTGGCCGGCGTGCTGCTGCTGATGGCCGCTGGCGCACCGCTGCGGGTGCTTTGCGCGCGTGAAATCCAGAAGTCCATGAAGGACTCGGTTCACCGGCTGCTGACCGACCAGATCAACCGCCTGCACCTGCATGGGTTCTTCGAGGTGCTGGACACCGAGATTCGCGGCATCAATGGCTCGCTGTTCCTGTTCACCGGCCTGCAGAGCCACACCGTGGACTCGATCAAGTCCTTTGAGGGCGTGGACATCGTTTGGGTCGAAGAAGCCCACGGCGTGAGCAAAAAGAGTTGGGATGTGCTGATCCCGACCATCCGAAAGGAAGGCTCAGAAATCTGGCTCACCCTGAACCCGGACATGGAAACCGACGAGACCTATCAGCGGTTCATCGCCCACCCGAGCCCGGACACATGGGTTTGCGAAATCAACTGGCGCGACAACCCCTGGTTTCCCCGCGTGCTGGACGACGAGCGAAAGAAGGCCAAGCGGACCATGCTCAAGGACGACTACGAGCATATCTGGGAAGGCAAAGCCCGCCGCGTGGCCGCTGGCGCCATCTACCGGCACGAGGTCGAGACGATCTATCTTGATGGCCGTGTTTGCGCGGTGCCATATGACCCGATCCTGCCGGTGCACACGATATGGGACTTGGGCTGGAACGATGCTATGACCATCGGCCTGGTGCAGAAGGGCCCACAGGACATCCGCATCATCGGCTACATCGAGGATAGCCACCGCACGCTCGATTGGTACGTGGCCAAGCTGGAGAAGCTGCCCTACCGCTGGGGCATCGACTTCCTTCCCCACGACGGCAAGACAAAGAACTTCCAGACCGCCAAGTCCACCGAGGACCGTATGAAAGAACTTGGGCGCAGGCCGTACCCCGGCTGCTTGCCCATGCAGAACGTCGAGGAAGGCATCAAGGCCGCGCGCATGGAGTTCCCGAAGTGCTACTTCGATGAACTGAAGACCGCGCGCCTGCTGGAGTGCCTGAAACGCTACCAGCGCCAGATCCACACCGTGACGAACGAGCCCATGGGGCCGCTGCACGACGAATTCAGCCATGGCGCCGATATGTTCCGCTACCTCGCCCAGGCGGTCCAGCTCATGAAGAACGAACCAGTGCACAGCAAACAGGAAGAAGAGCGCGTCACCGAAGACTGGCGCTTGTGAGGACACCATGAACAGCAATACCACCGACATCCGCGACGGCGCCAACCTGGCACTGTCCATCGAGGAATTCAAGCAGATCGTCAACGAGGCGATCAGCCAGCCGCCATGGCGCCTGAATGCCGACATGGAGGCCGACTATGCCGATGGCAACCAGTTGGCGACCGACCTGCTGCAGAAACAGGCCGCGCTCGGAATCCCGCCGGCCAAAGAAAACATCATCGGCCCGGCCATCGCCGCGGTGTGCGGCTTCGAGGCCAAGACCCGCACGGACTGGCGCGTGACGCCAGATGGCGACCCGGGCGGCCAGGATGTTGCCGACGCCATCAACTACAAGCTGAACCTTGCCGAGCGCCACAGCAAGGCCGACCGCGCGATGTCACAGGCCTTCAAGCCGCAGATCGGTGTGGGCTTGGGCTGGGTCGAGGTGGCGCGCGCACCGAACAGCCTGATGTTCCCGATCCAGTCCCGCTACGTGCACCGCAACGAAATCTGGTGGGACATGAAGGACACCGACCCGGGCCTGACGAATGCCCGCTGGCTGTACCGCCGCCGCTGGCCCGAGCGCAGCAAGGCCGCCCAGATGTTCCCCGAGCACAAGGACATCATCCTGAACAGCATCGAGCAGTGGGTTGGCGATGCGGCCGGCGACATGCTAGAAGGCGGTCAGTCCACCGGGTTGCAATCTGCGCTCGAAGCGCAGCGTGCCTGGACCAATGTCGAAGATACGTGGTTCAACACGGAAAACCGCACGGTGTGCATCACAGAGGTCTGGTATCGCCGCTGGGTGCCAACTCTGATCCTCAAGATGCGCGATGGCCGCGCCGTGGAGTACGACGAGGAAAACGTTGTGCACCAGGCTGCCGCCATGTCGGGCCGCGGCAAGGTGGTCGAGGAACTGATCCCCCGCATGCGCCGCGCATACTGGATGGGTCCGCACATGCTGCACGACGGCCCGACACCGTACCCGCACGACAAGTTCCCCTACGTCCCATTCTGGGGCTACCGCGAGGACATGACCGGCATCCCGTTCGGATTGGTCCGGGACATGATTTTCCCGCAGGACAACCTGAACAGCTCCATTGGAAAGCTGCGTTGGGGCATGAGTTCGGTCACGACGATCCGCACAAAGGGCGCGCTGGCGATGACCGACGCAGCGTTCCGTCAGATGGCTGCGCGAGCGAATGCCGACATCGTGCTGGATGCCGAACACATGTCGCAGCCCGGAGCGACGTTTGAGCGCAACAGGGATTTTCAACTCACAGATCAGCACTTCAACCTGATGAGCGACTCCCGTGCCGCCATCGGGCGCATGGGTGTGAGCCCATCGTTCCAGGGCCAGAAAGGCAATGCCACCAGCGGAATTCAGGAGGCGACCCAGGTTGAGCAGTCCGAGGTATCGCTGTCTGACCTGATGGACAGCTTCAAGGACTCGCGCACCATGGTCGGCGAACTCATCATGGCGCTGGTGATCGAGGACCTAGGCGAAGAAGAGCAGACGATCGTGATCGAGGGAGACGTCATCAACCCGCCGCGTACCGTGGTGCTGAACAAGCCAGAACTGGATCCGCTCACGAACATGGCCTACCTGTCCAACGACATCCAGCGCACCCGCATGCGTGTGTCGCTGGAGGATGTGCCCAGTTCCAGCAGCTTCCGGGCGCAGCAGCTCAACGCGCTGTCCGAGAGCATCAAGTCGGCGCCGCCGGAGCTGCAGCAGGTGGTCATGCCGTTCATGGTGGACCTGATGGACTTGCCACGCAAGAAGGAGATTGTCGAGGCCATCCGGGCCGCCAAGCAGCAGGCCGACCCGGACCAGATGCGCGAACAGATCAAGCAGGAACTGATGCTGGAGCTCAAGACCCGCGAACTGGACATCAAGGAGCGCGTGAGCGACGCCCAGATCCGCAAGCTGATGGCCGAAGCGGTGCAGACGGGTGTTGCCGCAGCGTTTGCAGCAATCCAGACTGGCGAAAAGATTGCAATCAATCCGCTCATCGCTCCCGTTGGCGACGTCATCCTGCAGAACGCAGGCTATCAAAGGCCAAGCCCTGGAGGAATTGACCCAAATATGCCCGTTCCAGATGCGCCAATGGCTGTTGAGCAGGCTGGAGGAATAGAAGGCGACACAAGTCCAACAACACCTCAGTCTCCACTGGCTCCTGAAAGTGCAGTATTTGGCGTGAATCAGGGCATCGAAACGCTGCGCGCAGATTAAAATAAGCGAGCCCGCGAAGTGCTTCTAACACGACGCGGGCTCTAACCAATTAGACTTACTGGAGTCATCATGGCTACATCTATCATAACAGCGCATGTTGCGTGCAAGAAGTGCGGCTGCGCCGACAGGTACAAGGACGGAAAATGCAAATCATGCGTAGCTGAGAGGGTGAAGAGGCGTGCAGATAAAATGCGAGAAGCTTTAAGAGAATATTCTCTCAAGTGGAGGGAGTTGAATATAGAAAAGGTCAGGGCTTTTGACAGAGAAAGATCTGCAAAACTCCGACTTGAAAACCCAAAAAAACGCAAAGAAGTTACAGAAAGATATGCCACAAACAACAAAGACAAAATATCTGTCAGAAATCGCGCTTGGAAGAAAAATAACCCAGAATCGCGCAGGCTAACTGCAGCCAGAAGAAGACTTAGGGAGTCAAATAGCGGCGGTGTAGAAAGGCCGACAGCAGGATATATAAAGAATCTATTTATTCTGCAAAAAGGTCTTTGTGCATGCTGTAGAGAAAGCATCGCAGTTGAATATCACATAGACCATGTTATCCCGCTTGCGATGGGAGGAGAGCACTCAACGCGCAATCTCCAGCTTTTGTGCCCTTCGTGCAATTTATCGAAGCACGCTCAGCACCCGGTAGATTTCATGCAGTCGCGAGGGTATCTGCTGTAGCCACTCAAGCAGGCCTAACAAATCGCGCTGTTGGCGGCTTTTTGTTCAAGACCGACATAAGGTTTGTCGCAGTGGATCATGCGCCTGAAACTTCAGGCCAACACCAGCCCAGCATTCCCGCCAGTCCCGCAAGGACCGGAGCAGGGCATGCAGGGTATTGAAACCACCGCCACAGCTGACAACCTTGGAGCACCAGCATGAACGACGCCACCACCGAACAAGCAATCCAGGCCGCGGGCGCGAACGTGGCGCCACGCATCACGCCGGACGACATCTCCGCCAACATCGTCAGTGAGCACTACTTTACGGCAGCACAGGGTGCGCTGGGATTCGCCTGCAACCGCTCGTGGTTCGAGGGAAACGATGGCCCTTACGGCGAGCCCGGCCGCGAGCCGGGGCCTCTCGATCTGTTGACGCTGTGCGTCATCGTCCTGCGCAACGGCTTCACCGTGACAGGCGAGTCGGCTTGCGCCAGCCAGGAGAACTTCAACACCGAAATTGGCCAGCGCATCGCTCGCCAGAATGCCGTCGCCAAGATATGGCCTCTGATGGGCTATCAGTTGCGGCAGCACCTGCATGAGGCCCGAGACGTTGGTACATACGGCGCAGCCATTGAAGGCGGTGGGAGCCGGTCGCTCTGCACATGCGGACCAAACATGGCCTGCACCAACTGCTCCAACAAGCAATCGTCATGAAAACCAATCCAGCATTCGCCCAAGGCGACATCGTTGAATACGTCAACCAGCCCGGCTGGGGTCAATTCTTGGTGCAAGACGTGGAGCAGGACAGCGTTGAAGGAATTGTGTTCTACCGCCTGCACGTCAGTGGCGAGCGCAACGGCAACCAGATGACATTCCTCGAAGAGAACGCCGTCATGGTCAAGAAGTCCGATCGCATGCAACCACACCAAGAGCGCGTGATCGCCGAGCGCGCCCGCGTCGATGGCGACACCGAGCGCCTGCATGCATTCACCGGAACCGAAACCATGCGAAGCCTCGACCTGGCAGAACAGCACCGGCTTGTGCGACAGCTCAACCTGATGCGCCAGCTTCGCACGGTTCTTGACGAGCGCATCGCAGCCTTCACCCCAACCTAAACCACTATCACACACCATCAGGAGCCCACCATGAGAAATATCCGCTACATCGGCAATTCCGCCATCAACAAGGCCTACTACCCACAGACCGGCATCATCTGGACGCCTGGCATGGTTGATACCGTGCTTGACGACAAAGTGGCCGCTGAAATGCTGCTGCATCCTGATGTGTTTGAGGATGCTGGAGATTCGTTCGCCGTGAGCGGAGGCGCTATGTCGCTCGACCCCACCACCGGCGCAATGCAGATCGGCGGAGCTGCTCCGACTTCTGCGCAGCGTGCGGGCGTTCGGGCGGGGATTGGATTTGCTGACGTTGCCTCGTTTTTGGCGAAGACGAAGGTGCTTGAACGTCCGCTTATTGATGAGCCAGTGACGGTGTCCATTACACCGCAGCCATCAACCGGAGACTACACAACATCACTGTCAGAATATCACGCGCTAATTACAAACTCCACCGGCAAGAGAAAAATACTGTTCACGAGCGCTGCGCTAGTACAGCAGAACTTGGCAATTGCGCAGGAAATGAATGGTGGTGCTCCACAGATATTCTCTTCCGTACTCCAAGGAGTTCAAGGGCAGGGCGCTCCATTCACAGGCACCGCGACCGGAAATTTCGGAAGGAGTTGTGTTAGGTTGATAACCCCTGCTCCAGTCATCACAATCGGATTTGTAGGGCAGTCAAACTATTCCTTCGCAAGAATACTTATCAATGGGAAGCGCCTTCCTGTCACGGCTCTTACTGGGGTGAACTTTAACGCGGCCCTGCTAGATGGCGCGGTTGGGATTCCGGCGCTCACCGCTGTGAGTGGAAACTTTGGGCGGACACTCACACTGACGTTTCAGTCAGCAGAGGTACGGACCATAGAAGTTGAAGACCTCCCAGGAGCCGCTATTATTACTGCAATTGTAGTGGGACAAGAGTATCCAGTTGCTCCACTTGTTCGCCCGAAGATGCTTGTGCTTGGGGATTCGTTTGCAGGTTACGGAGGTCAGCTCGCAGGTGCAGAAAGTACGCTGCCAAGCGTTTCACTGACAACCGGAGTAGCCGAGGAGCTTGGCTTTGATGTGTGGCGCATGTCAACTGGGTCAACGGGTATTTATGCACCAGGCCCAGGTGCATACCCAATGCGTTACATAAACCAACTTGCTCGAACCACGAACACCACGCTAGCTGATGGGACGCCAGGGGAAATGGGGTTTGCTGCAACATCTTATGGAACATATGCGCCCGATGTTATTTGGATTTACGGAACTGGAAACGATACAAGCGCCACCGTGGCAGAATATTCGCAGTACGCAGAAAACCTGATTATTTGCGCAAAAGCGCTATACCCAGATGCAAAAATCATATGCACATCAATCTCCAGCGGGTTTACAGAAAGCGGTGCGGCTAGCCCACTTAATGCCGTACTGCGTCAGATTTGCGAGTCCAACGGCGTGCTTTACATCCCAACGGGTGAAGATGAGCTTTCGCAGAGGTCTGCGTTATGGTCTGGAGCCGGGGAAATAAATGCGCCAGCAAACGACGGCGGGAACGCTGATTGGTATCTCGGTAAATATGGCGTTACTGGTGACAGGCACCCGGCGAAAATTGGTGTGCGCTATGCGATTGCTTGGTTCACCAGGGAGATTGGGAAACGACTGAACTCGTAACCCAACCAACCACACCCAGAAGCCCTCCCGCGATGGCTTCCATCCCCGCAAGATCGGGCGTGACGTGCTGACCCAGCAATAGAGTCACGCCACAAAAGAACCCGCCTTGTGCGGGTTTTTGCATTCTTAGAGGCTTCGCCCGGCATAGGGTTTGCCGACACCCCAAGAAGCCCCGAGACTGTGAACCAAGCCCAAGGCCAAAAGCCGAAGGCGAAACAACCTGCTCGTGAGAGCCGGTAATTCCCGCAGCAGGAGGCGCGCGGGCCAGGTCTTCGGACCTGGCCAGTCGCCGAATGTGATGCCCATGCAGGCCGAGCCGGATAGCTCGGATGGAGCACGCAAGCAATGACAGTTGAGCACAACGCAGCAGCAATGCTGGAGGCGGCTTTGAGTGGTGAACTGGCGCTGGATGGCGAACAGAAGACCGTTGAACCGCAAGTCGATGATGGTTTGAAGTCGGATCAGCAGGACGACACCGACGATGGCAAGACCAAAGGTGATGCAGGCGCGCAAGCGAATGACGAACCCGAAGGCGCACCCATTGTCAGCAAGTCAGGCGCTTACACGATCCCCTACGAGAAGTTGGCAAGTGCCCGCCAGGAGCGCGACCAGTTCAAGGCCAAGAGTGAAGAACTCGCCGCCCAACTCGCGCAACTGACCGAAGCACAGCAGGCCAATCTGGCGAAGGCAGCAGAAGGCGCACAGGCAAGGCAGGATGCCGGCCAGGCGCAAACGCAGTCTGACCAGACCCTGGCAGCAGCGCAGGCTGCGATTTCTCAAGGCGTTGACCCAGCCCTATTCGGGGATTTCTCCGAAGAAGGTATTGCCAACGGCATCAAGGCGTTACTGGCGCAGGCAGTCCCTGCCATTCGGGCCGAGTTGAAGGCCGAAATGGACAAGGAACTCGCACCCTTCAAACAGGTGCAGGTGAAGACCGCCGCAGATGCTCACATGACAGCGATCTACGCGAAGCACCCGGATGCCGACGAGTTGGTCGAATCTGGCGAATTCAAGAAGTGGATCGATAGCTTGCCCAGCTTTTCGCGCCAAGGCGTCGAAAAAGCCATGCAGGCCGGAACGACCGAGCAGATTGTCGAAGTTTTTGATTCGTTCAAGGCGCTGTCGGGCAAGCCCGCAGCCAACCCCAAGCCTGCACTGGATGTGCAACGCCGGGTCCCAACCTCGCTGTCGGAGATAGCCGGTGGATCGCCTGTGGACGTGACGCAGCAAACACTGGCCATGGCCGGAAACCCGGGTGCCTTGCTGGACCGGATGGCCGACATGACCAAAGAACAGATTGATGCGGTGATGAACCGCGTTTGAGCAACACCGAGCTGCCCGTGATGGGTCGCTTCTATCCCAACGAAGGAGGTCAACATGACCACGAAATCCAGTGTGGCCGCGGGTTCGCCCAACGCCCAGTTTGTCCAAGCTGCCGGCCTGTTCGCACAGTCCATGCAGCGCAACTCGACGCTCGGTCGCCTGTCTGGCCCGATGCCCCGAAACGAAGCGGGTGCCGCCGAAGTCGTGCGCAAGCAGACATCGACCGACATGCCCATCGTCAAGGCAATGGACCTGACCCGCGGCAAGGGCGACGAAGTTGAATTCCAGTTCCTGCAACCGGTCGGCGCCTACCCCATCATGGGTTCGCGCACCGCCGAAGGCAAAGGCACTGGCCTGAGCTACGACAAGGCCCGTCTGCGCGTCAACCAGGCCCGCTTCCCGGTGGACCTGGGCGACACGATGACCGACCTGCGCTCTGCTGTGGACTTCCGTCGCATGGGCCGCCCGGTGGCCCAGTCGCTGATGGATGGCTACATGGACCAGTCCACCCTGGTTCACGCTGCCGGCGCTCGTGGCTTTCACGACAACATCGAATGGCGCGTGCCCACCGCCGCCCACGCCGATTTCGCCGACATGATGGTGAACACGGTCAAGGCCCCCACCAAGAACCGCCACTTCATGGCCGGCGGCGCCAACGGCATCGAGCCCTTCACCGTCAACGCGGGTGAAGTGCAGATCGCCACCACCGACCTCCTGACCATGGATGTCGTGGATGGTGTTCGCACCATGATCGAGTCGATTGCCCTGCCGCCCCCGGCAGTGAAGATCCCCGGTGATGTGGTGGCCGAAGACAGCCCGTTGCGGGTGATGCTGGTTTCCCCGGCTCAGTACCACGCCTTCTCGCAGGATTCGAGCTTCCGCCAGTTCCAGGCGAACGCTCTGGCCCGAGCGACCAAGGCCAAGAACCACCCGCTGTTCCTCGGCGAGTGCGGTCTGTGGAACGGCATCCTGCTGATGAAGATGCCCAAGCCGATCCGCTTCTACGCTGGCGACGCGATCATGTATTGCGCCGCCAACGACACCGAAACGGAAACCTCGTGCATCGTGCCTGCCGCGTTCAGCACGACCCACGCTGTTGACCGCGCCATCCTCCTGGGTGGTCAGGCCATCGGCCAGGCGTTCGGCTCCAGCCGCCACGGCGGCATGCCCTTCTTCTGGAAAGAGAAGGACTTCGACCACGACGACAAGATGGAACTGCTGATCGGCGCCATTCAGGGCCTGATGAAGATCCGCTGGCTCGTGGACCAGGGCAACGGCTCGAAGCACTACACCGACCACGGTGTGATCGCCATCGACACCGCTGTGCCGATCCTGGGCGCTCGCTCGTAAAGCAACAGGCAGGGCTTCGGCCCTGCTGTTCCATCCCTTCATCAGATTTAGGAGCCCGAAATGGCAACCATCACCAAAAACACCAAGGACGCCCGCGTGCAACTTGGCTCGACCCCTTGGGGCAACCTGTCGGCCCTTCCCTACAAGGTGCAGACCAACGCATCCGGCGCCGTCATCGGCTCGGACACGACCGCTGCCGTGGCCTCCGGCGACAAGGTTCGCGTGGGCCTGCTGCCCGCCGGCTTCCGGTTCGTTGACAGCGAAGTGATCGTGTCCGACGCCTGGACCGCAGCCGTGACCGCCAACCTGGGCTTTGAATACGTCGATGGCGTGGACGATGCCGCCGTGCCGCAGTCTGCAACCTACTTCGGTAGCGCGCTGGCTGTGAACGCGCTGGGCCGTCTGCGCAATGCAACGACCAACGCTCCCGTTGTGCTCCAGAAAGAAGCCTGGTTGATCCTGACCACTGGCGGAGCGGCCAACGCTTCGGCGTCCGTGACCGACATCGTGGTGTTCGGCATCGCTGAAGGCACCGTCAACGGCTGATTTTTCGCCGGAACGTAGCGGGCTGGCTTCGGCTGGCCCGCTTCTGGAGACACACATGGAATTCGTCCGCATCAAGTACACCGGCTGGAAGCCCTACACCGACCGCACGCCTCTGAAAACCGCGTGGACGCCCGGTGACACCAAGCCCATCCCGGCCCAGTACGCGAAACCGCTGCTGCGCTTCGCCGAGTTCAAGGTGAGCGACGACACCACCGCCGCTCCCGAGCAAGAGCAGGCGATGGCCGAGGCCGCGACGCTGGCCGTTGAGCAGGAGAAGGACGACGAGCACCAGCAAATGGAATCCATGCTGCTGCATGTCGAGTCCATGGACAAGGACACGCTCGAAGCCTACGCCGAGAAGTACCAGACCAAGCTGGACAAGCGCCTGGGTGTCGCCAAACTGCGCGCCGAAGTCGCCAACCTGATCGAGCAGTTCGGGGTGCGCTGACATGACGCTCGAAGAACTGATCCGCCGATTCCGCGTCAACGTGAACGACAAGGCGCTGCCTTACCTGTTCGAAGACCTGGATGTGACGGATTGGCTCAACGAAGCCCAAGAGCAGGCCTGCATCCGCGCCCGCCTGCTGCGTGACGACGCCACCGTGGCCGTCACACAAATTCCGCTGACCGTGGGCACGCACACCTATGCGCTGCACGAGTCGGTCTATGAGCTGATCTCGGTACGCCTGATCCACGCAAGCGGTGATGACCCGACACCGCTACCGATTCAGTCCCGTGAGTGGCTGGACAAGAACATCCCGGACTGGCGCGAGAGCGAAGAAGAAGCCTTCTGCATCGTGCAGGACGACACAAAGATTCGGGTTGTCGGCACGTTTGTTGCCGATGACCGCATCGATCTGGAGTGCTACCGCCTTCCGCTGGAAGCGCTCGCCAACGACGCCGACGAGCCAGAGATTCACCGCGCGAACCACATCCACCTGATCGACTGGGCGATGCACAAGGGATTCAGCATCCCCGACATGGAGGTGTTCGACCCGGATCGTGCAAACAAAGCCGAGGCCCGCTTCACGCGCCACTTCGGCCCGCTGCCCGACGCCGACATGCGCCGCATCACGCGCCACGACGTCGAGCACGCCAACACATCAATCCTGCCATGAAGCCCGTCAAAGTACCGGGCTTCACCGGCATCAACAACCGCGCGCCGGATGACCGCCTGCCCAAGGACCAGTCTGGCAAGAGCGCCGTGCGCGATGCGGTGAACGTGGACCTGACGGAAGTCGGCACATTCCAGCGCCGGCCAGGCTCCGAGCGCATCGTGACAGGCTCCAATGTCCGAAGCCTGACGAGTTCGGGCGGTTATGGATACTACGCATCGGGCGCCAGCCTGTACCGATTCGACGGCGTTGCGCCTTCCGAGTCCGTGGCGCAACTGGCGTCGGCCTTCGCCAACGTCTGCTACGCCGAAACACCGAACGGCCTCGCCTGGTCGGACGGCTTCACGCTGAACCTGATCCGAGGTGGATCGACGGCCCGCCTGGTGCCGGCCATGCCGAACCCGGCGCCGCTGTGTGTCGGCCAGGCTGGCGGTTCATTGCGCGAAGGCATGTACGCGGTGTGCTTCGCAACCGTGCTGGCCAGCGGCCTGCGATCGGCCCTGACCGAGCCCGCTTTTGTGCAGGTTCCCGAGAACGGGCGCATCCGCCTGACCATGGCCGCACTGGCTGCGACGGTTGATGTGTTCGTCACGGCGCCCGATGGCGACATCTTCTACCGCGACCGCACGCTGCCGATCGGCACCACGCTGCAGGATCTGAGCGTCATCACATCCAGCGGTGAACCCGTGGTGCACGAGGTCACGGCCTCGCTTCCTCCTGCTGACATCCTGGCGTACCACAACGGGCGCCTGCTGTCGGCTCAAGGCCAGTTCGTGCGCTACTCGCTGCCCTACAGCCTGGGCCTGTACAAGCCCGGCACCGGCTACATCCCGTTCCCAGATCCAGTCACGCTGGTGGCAGCGGTCGAGGGTGGCGTCTACATGGCGACGGCGAAGAAGACATGGTTTTTCCCGGGTGGTGACGTGTCCAAGGCCGAAATGGCTGAAGTCGCGCCCTACGGCGCCACGCCCGGCACGCTCGCCACGATCCCGAACAGCAAGGATGTGACGTGGTTCAGCCCGCGCGGCCCCGTGCGTGCCGGCATCGATGGCTCGATCACGCTGCTGCAGGACAAACAGATCGCATTCGCACCGGCCGACTCCGGCGCATCCATCTACCGCGAAACCAATGGTTTGCGGACTCTCATCACGGCGCTGTCTGGCAGTTCACCGGGCAGCGGTACGGCGGCTTTCGGCTGCTACATGACGGCGCGTTCTGTAACTTAAAGGAGGGTCGAAATGATCCCGGTTGAAGGCTTGAATTACCTGTGGTCTGCCGCGCTCAAAGCGGGCACCCAATATCCGAACCTGTACGTCGGTCTGTACAAGGGCGACTACACGCCGCAGCCCGGCGACACCATGGCGACCTTCCCCGGGCTCGCCACCGAGCAGACGCTGTACTCGCAGACCACCCGGCCTGAACTGGTGCTGGGCGCCATCGCCGACGGCGCGGTGGACAACGAGGCATCCGTTGCCCTGTTCACCGGCACCACCGCCGCCGAAACCGCAACGGGCGGCTTTGTATCCACCTCGCCGACCAAGGGATCCACGACCGGCGTGCTGATCGCGGCCGTGCGCTTCCCGTCGCCGCTGCCGCTTGGTGTCGGCAACAAGATCGAAATCACCGCCCCCTTCACCGCAATCTCTGTCTAAGGAGCCATCATGGCAAAACAATCAACCGGCCTGCGCAATTACATGCTCGACACGGGCAGCTTCAAGGCTGCCATGGACCTTGGTTTCGTCAAAATCTACGCCGGCACCATCCCGTCTTCGGCCAATGACAGCCTGGGCGGCGCGACGCTGCTGTGCACGATCAGCAACAACTCGACGGCCACGGGCCTAACGGTTGAAGCGGTTGCTGCCGATGGCGTAATCACCAAGACCGTCGCCGAAGTCTGGAGTGGCGTGAACGTGGCGACCGGCACGGCATCGTTTTTCCGCTTTGTGACCGCCGCAGACGATGGCACCCTGAGCACCACGCAACGCCGCTGGCAGGGAACGGTCGGTATCGCCGGCCACGACATGAACATCTCGGACACCGCACTGGTTTCCGCCGCGCCGCAGTTGATCGACTACGCGACCTTCGCACTGCCGACCGAGTAAATGGCCGCGCTCTACGTCAAGGTCGTTGTTCGTTCCACGTACTGGGACCACAACGACTCTTTTGCCAGCCTGAAGTTTTCACCAACAGGCGCAGGCACGTATGGCGACGACCTGATCGAGGCCGCCAACTGGCTGTCAGGCCCATTTGGTCCAACCTACGACGGCATCACGGGCCAAGAAGGTCTTGTCGGTCCCGATGGAGGCCCCAGCGAGCTGGAGTTCGTCTTCCTGGCCCCGGATGGCATGCTGACGCTGCCATGCGATGCGCAGATGCTGTTCAGCTCATCGTATGACGCCCACGAGGTGGATGTCCTGACGAGCCCCGATGGCGTGACCTACACGCTGTCTGCGACGGTTGAGGTTCCGCTGAGTGTGTCTTTCGACCTCATCGATTTCGCCATGAGTGGTTCTGCTGTTTTCGCCCCCTGGTGGACCGACCACAACAACACGCAGGAGACAGCGTGAATGGCCCTGTACCCGAAACTGCCGGATGGCCCGAGTCCTGTCGGGACAGCGCAGGTGCGGGCGCAGCGGGTGGCCGGCGGTGACTGGCAGTTCAGCCAGCGCAACGCCACTACCAAGACGCGGGTCAGTGGCGAATTCAGCCGCGTCAACATCGAGCAACTCGGGTTCCTGACCTACGGCTACCCGAAGTCCGACATACAGCAGGGCCGAACGGTCACGCGCTACCAGCTTCCGGCACAGCCCATCCCGACCCCGAAGACCGAGATTGCGGACGTGGCTCCGACGCCGGGAGCGACCTACTTCGGCGGCATCCTGCAGGACTACTCGCAATTCGACACCTTCGCCTACACCTACACCTTTGACGCCGAGGTTCTGGGTGGTGGCACGGAAGAACAGACGCAGGAGGTTGATTACCGAATCATGCGCCGGCATGTGCAGATCGCCCGGTTCAACCAGTGGGGCGGGCACAAGGTCCTGGCCGATGTGTTCCCGGCGACCACGCTCCACCTGTACGACGGCTTCACCAGCGCCGACGCGCAACTGTTCCCGGTGTTTTCTCCGTGCATGGCCTTCGCCGGGAAGATCCCGAGCACGGTATCGGACGCCCATGTGAATGCGGTGTTCTGCGCCTACCCTCGGTTTTCCGAGCGGGTGGACACGGCGGGCCGGCCGCGCAATGACCCATCCGTCACCGTGGTGCAGCTGGGGCAGACGTCCTACAACTTCGCCATCGCATCCGAGGTGTTCGCCGACCCCGATGTGGAATTCGCGCAGTACATGCCGTGCATCGCCACAGAAAACCACCTGGCGGTGCTGATGCGGGAACGCTTCTACTGGACCGAGTACAGCGGTGCGCTGGACCCGCGCGACTACTCGCGCAAGTTCTGGATGCTGCGCGCCATCAACAAGAATTTCAGCACGCTGGAGGTGCTGGACCTGACGGCGCTGTTTGACGGCCAACTGTCCAACGAAACCTTCTGGTCGACGGCGGACTTCTACTACCCGGCGGCCTGGTTCACGCACATCGATGAACTCGCGGCCCAGCACATGCGGACGGTGGCGCTGCCGAACAACGTCTTCCTGCTGTCCTATTTCGTGATGAAGTACGGCGTGCTCGAAGGCACATTCAGGACGCACCACGACATCCGCATTGCCCGCATCGACATGAGTGCAGGCGTCGCGGCATCGATCACCTACGACGAGCCCACGGTTCGCATGGGCGAGTTGTTCGACTCGCCTTCGCTGCCGTCCCTGTTCTGGCCCGGCCTGTTCGTGTCGTGCATGGTGCACCTGGGCGAGAACTACGTCTTGGCGAAGCTGGGCCACGGCCTGCAGCCATCGGCCAAGGCCTACAGCGACGCCGACGCGACACACCTGACGGTAACGCCGGGCGAAGAACCCCTGACGTTCATTCGAAGCACGGACGGCGGCCTGACTTGGGCCGACATCACGCCGACCGGGTTTGATGCAGACCTTGAGCTCGGCAAGTTCGGCGACTTCACGGTGATCGAGCCGCGCAAGGATGGCGCTCCCGGGGTTGTGGCGGTCAACTCATGGCGGGCAGAAACCAGCAGCTACCACGTCTACGTATCCAAGGATGACGGCCTGACGTGGACGCGCCAAAGCAAGATCATCACCGCCGAGACATTCCGGCGCATGGATGGGTCTTGGCGCGACACCCGCGGCCTGGTGCTGGACGGAGCCAAAGACCTGAACACATTCCGCCACCTGATCCCGACATCGGGCCTACTGGACGTGACGATTCCCGAACGCTACACGGACAAACCATGATCGACGTTCACGTCCTGACCCACGCTGGAACCCGGATCGACTGGCTGGCCGAATGCCTGCGCTCGCTGGAGGATGAGCCCTGCACGGTGCACGTCATCCGCAACATGGGCGGCACGGTGGGACATGGCCGCGCGCAAGGCTACCAGCGGGGCTCGCACCCGTTCGTGACCTACGTGGACAGCGATGACTTTGTGTACCCGGGCGTGATGGCGGCCGTCATCGAAGGGCTCAAGACACACGCCAGCGTCTGCACCCATGAGATTGCCTTGCACAACGGTGTAGGGTTTTTCAGAAAGCCTCGCGGTGGTCACAATCTGTTCGCAGCCCGTCGAGAGGCGATTGAACCGCTGCTGGACCACATGGAAACCATCGACTACCTGAGCGATGTCATGGTTCGAAGGCACCTGAAACCTGCGCAACTGGACTTTGTGGGCTACGCATGGCGGCTGCACGAAGGACAGGCCCATAGGAACATCAACGGCGCCATGTTGCGCCAAGAGATTGAGAGGTGCCAATGGCGCAACTGATTAAGAACCAAGCGATCACGTACATTCCCGGAACCGCTGGGCGGCCAGGATATCCCGGCCAGCCCTATCGCTCGGCCAGGACGACGACATCCCGCGTGCAGGTGTGCAGTTACACGCCAGCCTTGCCGCTGAATATTCTCACGCAATCGACGTACAACACCAGCTACCGCACCCCATCTGGCGGCAAGCGCTGCACCATGCAGACAGTCACGATCTACCAGGCCGAGCAGCCGTATATCGCACCCATCCCGTCGGTCCCCGCATCGCCGGCAACCATCATCTACAACTTCAAGCTGGGGTGGAATGGTCGCGCGCGCTCGATTGACTTCCTGAAAGGCCCGGGTCGCTTCACATTCACCATCCCGGTATCGGACGTCGGCGCCGTGGTCGGCCTGTCGCGCTCACCACAGAAGGAAGGCTTCAACGACATCCTGCACGGCTTCTATGTCGCGCACGGTGTCATCCGGGTCTACGAATCCGGCGTCGAGGTGTTGTACGTCGGCGGCATCCCGAATGCGGTGCTGTCGATCACGCGCACCAATGGCACCATCGAATACCGGGTGAACGGCACGCTGGAGCACACCGGAACGGACGCGGGCGGGTCAATGTACCTCGCTGCCTCGCTGTATTCCGGCGGCGATTCTGTGCTCGCCTACAGCATGGTCGAATGGGGCGAGTCGGTGATGGATTCCGGCTTCAAGCCCATGCAGGGCTTCATGGGAACCGAGTCCTATGCCGGGGCCGCTGGATCGTTCAAGCCCATGACAGGCAGCATGAGCAGCATCCGACGCGCGCAGATGTCGGGGTCAACGAAGCCCATGGTCGGCAACCTGGCGGACGGCACCGGGTATTGCCAGATCACCAGCTCATTCAAGCCCATGACGGACGAGGTGTATGGCTTCGGGCTGGAGCCTGAATACAGCCTTGGCTATGGCTTCATGCTACCCATGCAGGGCGTGATGACCTGCCTCACGGGCCGCATCGCCAGCATGGCGAGCTCGACCAAGCCAATGTCGGGTTGGATGGCAGATCGACCATATGCCAGCATTCAGAGCGACCTCAGCCCCATGGTTGGCTACGCAGAAAACTACCTGCTGCCCGGCCAGGGCGTGCTGACCAACTACCTGTTCGGCGTCACCAACATGACGGCCGGCGTGACGCTGTACGCGATCATCGACGCCAACATGCAGGTGACCGGCCTGATGCAGGTGCAGACCACGGCCACCGGCAACATCCCGGTTGGGCTGTCGGCTTCGGCCTCGATGGAGGTGCAGCTCACGGTCAAGGCGTTCATCGAATCCCTGTTCCAGCCATCGGCGGGCGCTTTCGATCAGGCCGGCGAACCGCTGACGGTCTGGGCGCTGAACATGGACATGAACGGGTCCACCCGTTACGAGGGCTACGACTTCAACAGCTTCGCCGAAATTGGAGGCCTGTACTACGGCGCCAAGTACGACGGCCTGTACCTGCTGGAAGGCCCGGACGACGCCGGCACGGCGGTGGACGCCTCGGTGAATTTCGGCAACCTGAACTTTGGCACCATCGCGCGCAAGGCGCTGCCGTACCTGTACTGCGGTGTGGCATCAAACGGAAACCTGATCCTCAAGGTGGTGGCCGAGGGCGCGACCCACCTCTACACCGTGCGCGACAACACCGAGCTTTTGAAGGCGCACCGCTTCGAGCCAGGGCGCGGCCTGCGCGCCAGCTACTACGACATCACGATCATGAACGAAGGCGGCACGGCGTTTGACCTGGCCGAAATCGAGTTCTTCCCGCTTGCACTTTCGAGGAAACTGTAATGGCCACCGTTGACCAAATCATTGACCGCTCCATCGCGCTGGGCGACCTGAAAGCCGCGCAGTCCGAGGCCTACGGCGGGCAGGCCGTCAACGCCGCCACCGGGCACGGCGACGTGTTTGCGCCCAGCATCGAGAATACGCCGAACATCCGGGAACCCAGCGTCATCATCCCGAGCCGCGCAACAGGGGTGGACAGCGCTCTGTTCGACTCGACCTATGACAGGATCATGGGCGACTTCACGGACAAGTACGCGGACTTCATCGTCAGGTACTTCCCGTTGAACCCCGCCTTGATGGCCGCCGTTGAAAGCTGGTTGCAATCGGCCATCGCTGGCGGGACCGGCATCAATGCCAATGTGGAACGTGGCATCTGGCAGCGCGACCGCGACCGCATCACCAACGAGTTTCAGGCCGCGGCCGACGAGGCCGTGGGTTCATGGGCTGCGCGAGGCTTCCCGCTGCCTCCAGGCGCCGCGGTGGCCACGGTGCAGGACATCGCCCGCAAACGCTCCGCCGCCCTGGCCGCCGTTAGCCGGGACGCCGCCATCAAGGCCTTCGAGACTGAAATCGAGAACGTGCGCTTCGCCATCACAACCGCCATCGACTACCGCAGCAAGGCCATCAGCGCGGCCGGCGACTACATCCGGGCCCTGGCGCTGGGTCCGCAGCTCGCAACGCAACTGGCGACCGAGGCTTCCGGAGCGCAGGCCCGGCTGATTTCTGCCGCCGCCGGGTTCTTCAATGCCCGCATCAGCGCGGCACAGCTGGCGCAGCAGAAGAACATCGCCGAGGCCGACATGGAAATGCGCGCAGCCATTCAGACCGATGAGGGCCGGGTCCGGTACGTGCAGATCAAGTCGAACGCCGCGCTGGGTGTGGCGCAGTCGCTGGGCACCCAGGCCGCTGCCGCCCTGAACGCCGTCAACGCCACGGTTCAAAAGATCGTGAGCGAGTGACGCCCATAGGGTTCGACGGGTCTATTCTCATTAGACAAGCTCCGAGGCATAATGCTGGCATGGATATCAATCAGTTCTCGGTTCGATGTTTGCTCGCCCGTTGAGCTGGAGGGCCTTGACCGCATGAGCGCGCCTGCCATCACACGAGCAACCGTGCTGCGCCTGTACCCAAATCAGCAGCAGGCATCGTCCCTGCGCCGATGGCAGGGAGTGCTGCGCTACGTCTGGAATGCAGCACTGGACTGCATGTTCACGTCACGCGACATCAACGGCCGCTGGCCCACGAAGGCCGAGATCCAGACCCTGATCGTTGGGATGAAGAAAATGGAGGGGACCGAGTGGATCTCCGACATCCCCGCTCACGCGCTGCTGACGCTGGCCGACGATCTGCACAAAGCGTTGCTCAACTGGTTCAACAGTCTCTCGGGCAAGCGCAAAGGCCCAAAGATTGCCCGACCACGCTTCCGAGGAAAGTTTGCCCGGCAGTTCTCGATCTACATGGTCAACCAGAACACTTCGTTCGGCGAGGGCCAGGTCAAACTGCCCAAGCTGGGCCTGGTGAAGTATCGGGGCGGCGACCTCCCTTCCGGTCGCCTGCTGTCCAGTCGCGTCTACCGCGAGGCGGACAAGTGGTACATGGCCAGCATCTTCGAGTGCACTGCACCGGAGGTGAATGCCGCACCTGTTGAATGCGTTGGCATCGACATGGGCCTCAAGACGTTGGCCACCATCTATGACGGTCATAGCATCCGCGAGGTGCCAAAGTTGGGCGCCCTGCGAAAGCATGAGCAGAGGCTGAAGCGATACCAGCGACGGATGAGCCGCCGTGTCAAGGGGAGCAACCGCCGCAACCGTGCCAAGCTGGCCATCGCACGGCTGCACCAGCGCATCGCCAACATCCGCAAGGACTACGCGCACAAGGCCACCAGCGAGATCGTGGCCAGTGCGCAAACTATCAAGGTCGAGACCCTCAACGTCAAGGGCTGGGCGAAGAACCGAAGCATCTCCAAGAGCACCGCCGACGCCAGCGTCGGGATGTTCCTGAAAATGCTGCGCTACAAGGCCGCCTTGGCAGGCAGGAGCCTGGTTGAGGTTGGCCAATGGGAGCCGACCAGCAAGACCTGCAGCGACTGCGGTGCCCGTGAGCCCGGCGTGGTTCTGGGCGTCAGTCGATGGGTGTGCAGCGCCTGTGGCGCGATCCACGATCGCGATCACAACGCGGCAAAGAACATTTATGCGTACGGCGAGGAACGCCGAAACGTGACCGGCAACACGGTCGAAAGCGCGTGGACTGGTGGAGATCAGGCGGGAGCAATCTCGCCAGTGCCCCAGGTTGAAACGCGAATCTTGAAACGGGCCACGCGCGAGTCAAATCGCGCGCTTGCCTAAAGTAAATAATTCCGGGGTTCGACAAGCAAGTCTCGCACCAGAACAATCACTACATCAGAACAGGAGCCCACCATGCAAGGCTTTCACCCGCAGAAACACAAGACCCAGCCGAAGAACTACGCCAATGGCGGCATCGTCAAGGGGCCAGGAAGCGGCACGTCCGATAGCGTTCCGGCCATGGTTCCCAAGGACGGCTACGTCATGCCAGCCGACTCCGTGCAGGCGCTGGGATTCAAGCCCGGCATGCGCGCTGTGCAGTTGAGTGATGGCGAGGCGGTGCTGAACCCGCAGCAGGTGCAGGCCGCTGGCGGGTTTCAGGCGCTGGATGCGATGAAGGCCGCCACGCACACGCCGGTACCCGAGCAGGGCGCAGAAGGGCAGAAGTTCTTTTTTGTCAACGGCGGGCCGCTGGACGATGAAAAGCGCAAGCCGTTCATGCCGACGCTGGCGCCCGAAGTGCAGCAGGGCATGACCAAGATGTACAGCGCCAGCATGCCGCCGCAGCCGCAGCCGACCCCAGCCGCCGTGCAGCCTCCTGCCGCGAGTGGTTTCGTTTCCAGCATGGAGCGGAATCAGCGCGCTCTTGACGCATCGACGGCATCCGGCCCGGCAGTCCCGGCCGCAAAGCCGGTGAACCCGACAGAGGTCGAGGGCTGGAGAACCAAGGCGGTCATGGATGGGGCAGCCGAAGACGCGCAAGCCGCATGGGACCGCGGCCAGGTCGGGCAAGCTGCCGGCGCCGTGGCTCGTGGGGCCATCACAGCTGTACCGACAGCCATCGGAGAATTCGCCTACAACACCGTGGCGCCCGTTGCTGGTGCTGCGAAAGGCTTCTGGAATGGCCTGACTGGCGGTGCTGATGCCACTCAGATCCCGGTGACGCCGGCTCAGGCCGCGCCAGTTGTTCCGCCCGCCACCCAGGCGCAACCAGCCGATCGCCCGCCAGCCGCGACCCAGGCCGTGGCGCCATCCGGTCAGCCTGAAAAACCAGGCACGCCAGCCGCCCAGGCGAACGCACAAGCCCCTGCTGTAACCCAAGTCGCACCCGGCGTGTTCCAGCACGGGCGCGGCCAGTTCAGCGACAACGCCGCCGGCATGGGCTTCAAGCCCGGCTTCACCGGCCAGCCCAGCGCGCAGAACATGGACGCCGCCGACAACCTGGCGCAGCGATCCGCTGCCCGTGGGTTCACGCCGCAGGTTCAAGCCCCAGCGCCCGTGGCGTCTCAGAACCTCACGCCACCCGACACCGGGCAGGGCTATGGTTTCGGCCTGGCGAACTCCAGCCGCATCCAGCAGCGCAACCTGTCGATGGATGTGCAGCAGAACAAGCCCGGTGCAAAACTGGCGCTCCAAGGATTCTTGCAGCAGCAGGCCGACGCACCAGGCCAGCAGATCGAGCGCGACCGACTGGCGCAGTCCGCGACCAACTCGGCCGCCGACCGTGGCTTCCGCTCGCAGGAACTGACCGCTCGCATGGGTGACTCAGCCGCCAATCGCGACCTGAAAGCACAGGAACTGGCCGACAACTCGGCGACGAACAGCATCAAGCGCGATGCCGCTGGCGTGGATCTGGAGACGGCGAAGCAGATGCAGAAGCTGCAGAGCGACTACATCAATGCCAAGACGCCGGAAGCCCAGGCCGCAGCAGCGAAGAAGATCCAGACGCTGGCCGGCAAGCAGGACAAGGACAACCGCTTCACGGTGGTTCCTGGCGGGCAGGAGTTCGATGCCGCGGCCGGCGTGATGCGCAACGTGCCTGCGCGCGTGCTGAACAACCAGACCGGGCAGTTTGTCGATGGTGGGCAAGGTGGGCAGGCGCAGCTTCCACCAGGCATGACGAAGCAAGTCGGGACATCGAACGGGAAGCCTGTCTATGAGGACGCCACCGGAAAGCGATTCATCGGAGGTTGATCATTCGCCGTCGAGCTTGCCGTGAAACGGCTTCAAGCCGGGTTGCGGTGCGTCGCTCAAAAACCTCTCAACCTCGCTTGGCTGGTCGGAATTCTCCACCGGCCTCGCGCGGTAGTCCTGCCAGTTGGCCAGAAGCATCAGCACCAGAATGAGCCAAGCCGACTTGATTGGCGTGTACGGCCATGCGACCCTTGCTCGTTCAGGCGAAATCAGGGCCAGCACGCCGAACAGCACTGCCGCGATGATGGCCGCCCCAACGGGGAGCATGGCCCAGGCCTCAAACGGGCTGGAGTCGAAGTAGATCAACGGGTTTGCCAGCGCGATGACAGCCATGCCAGCGGCATGCCGGGCTACCGTGATTGCTATCGGTGTGCTTTTCTCTTGCGCAAGCTCCATGCCATTCTCCTGTTTGGCGCAATATAGCACCATCCCGGCATAGGGTTGGACGCCGAGCGACGCACCCGCGAAAGTGCGGGGATGGCGAACAACGACATCACTCCATTCGACGGCGAACTTGACGAAATCAAGCCAGCCACTATCAAACCGTTCGATGGGAGCCTGGATGGCGAAACACCATCCCGAGGCTTCAAGGGTTGGGCGCAAGACATCGGCGCCACCGCATTGAAGGGTGCCATCGGCGTGCCCGAAGCCCTGGTTGGTCTGGCCGACATCCCAACCGGTGGCGCAGTCGGAAAGTTCTTGGAGAACGAAGGCGGTTCTGTCGGCTTCCGGCCCAAGCAGGCCAAGGAAATCGCCAACGACTGGCACTCCGACGCCACCAAGCAGGCGCAGCAGAAGTTCCAAGCCGCTGAAGGCATTGGCGGCAAGCTGCAGGCGGCCATCGAAAACCCCAGCATCATCGCCACGTCGATTGGCGAATCGCTTCCTGCCATGGGTGCCGGCGGTGTCGCAGCGCGCGGCCTGCTGGCGGCAACCCGACTCGGTGCCATGGGCGCCCAGGGCGCGGCCATTGCCGGCGCTGCCGGTGAAGGCGCGATGATGGCTGGCCAGCAGGCCGAATCCATCCGCCAGGAAACCGCCGATGGCTATCTGACGCCAGGACAGTCCGCTCTCGCAGCTGGAACCGGCCTGATCGGTGGCGTGGTCGGTGCTGCCAGCGGGCGACTCGCCAACAAGCTGGGCGTCGGCGACGTGGACACGATGGTTGCCCAGGGCGCCAAGGCCTTGAAGCCCGTCACGCCGCTGGTGCAACAGCAGGCCATCAAGAGCATTCCCAAGCAGATCATCCAGGGCGCCATCACAGAAGGTTTCCTCGAAGAATTGCCGCAGTCGGTGGCCGAGCAGGTGCTGCAGAACATCGCGCTGGGCAAAGACTGGCATCAGGACGTGGACGCCGCGATTGTGCTGGGCACCTTGTCGGGTGGCGCCATGGGTGGCGGTGCAGCCGGGTTCAAGGGCTACATGGACCGCAGCACAACAGGGCCGGCGCCTGTCACGCCGCCGAAGCCCGGCCTTGACCGCATGCGCCAGGAGTACGAGGCCCGTCTCGCGCAGCTCGCGCAAGAGGAATCCGGCGAACCACAGGTACCCCAGACCACGCCGCCCAATGGCCGAGCCATCCTCGACGCTCAAGCAGCGCAGGCCAAGGCCGCCAAGGATGCGCAGACCGCAGCAAACCGCGCGGTGATGACGCCAGATGACGAGATTTTCCAATCGACCGGCGCCACGGTGCCACGTTCGGTGCAGATGGGCCTGAACCCAGCCAAAGGCGCCATGAGCGCCGCCGCCGCCGTGGCCGTTGACACTGGCGCCGCCGATCAGGTGCAGCAACAGAACGCGATGACACAGGCCGCAGAGGCTGCATCGCAGGAGGCAAAGAAGCCCGCCAAGAAGTACGCACACCGCGTCAATGGCACGCTGGATGGCAAGCCGTTTCAAACCATGGTCATGGCCGAATCGCCAGATGAAGCCATGGTCGCAGCCGTCAAGGCATCGCATGGCCTGCAGCCTTCAGCCGCCGAACCCGTTTCCAAAACCGCAACCCCTACCGCAACCCCTACCGCAACCCCGGGAGAAACCACCCTTGAGCCTCAAGCCATTGAGCCCGTCCAAACAGTCGCGAAAGAACCGCAAGCACAACCAGCCGTCGAAGGAGTAACCGATGTTGCCGATCAAACCAAGGCCGTTGCTCCCATGGCGCAAGCGAGCGAACCTGAAACGCAGAATCCAGGCGGCGAAGGCGGCAGCCCAGAGTCTGGGCCAGCAAGCAGCGTACGCCCTGAAATCACTACAGCTCCCGCAGATCTGAAGCCACCGCGCGGCATCCTGGCCAAGAAGGCAGAAGCCGACGCAGCCCGAGCAGGAGCAAAGAATGAACAAGCCACCCAGCCCACCGCCGCCGACACCAGCCCAGCTACGGCGCCAGCAGCAGGCCGCACTGGTGTTTCTGGAGTCGATGAACAGGGTGCCGTACCGGCATTGAGCAATGTCCAAAACCCACAGAGCCGACCCGCCGGAACCGAAACCCAAGCCGCGCCAGTTGAAGCGAGCACGCCAGCACGAGGCGATGCAGCCGCAGCCGCTGGAATTCCCGCAGCGGGACAAGACGCCGGTGTACGGGCGGATGGGGTAAGCGACGAGGCGCCGACCGTACAGCAGTTGCGCGACATGCCGATTGACACAAAGGAGCAGGCCAAGGCCTACGCCGATGGCTACGCAAAACGACTGGCCGCAGAGGCCAAGTACGGGCAGGGCCGGTTCATCGGAGCCAATGAGAAGCCGTGGTCTGTTGCCAACGCTGACCTTGCAGAAAAGAACGTCAGGGCCAATGAGGCGGCAGAACTGAACTACTGGCAGAAGCCATACGAAGATGCCATCAAGGAATTCCGATTCCAAGGATTGCCCCGCGCCAAGTGGGAAGCAGAGCGCAAGAAACGCGGCATGACAACCGAAGTTGCAGCACCTGGAGCCGGTGACGTCCAAGTCGATGGGGTGAAGATCGCCGAGGCCGCGCACCAGGCTGCGACCAGCCACAAGAACGACTTGCCGCAACCCACCGAGGCACAGAAAGAAGCTGGCAACTACGCCAAGGGCCACATCACGATCGGCGGCCTTGACATCACGATCGAGAACCCAGCCGGCAGCAAGCGCCGCCCAGAGTGGCCCGCGCTCAAGAACCACTACGGCTACTTCAAAGGCTCCATTGGCGCCGACAAGGATCACGTTGACTTGTTCATGACCGACCGGGCTGGCGATGCCAGCCTGCCGGTGTTCGTGGTGGACCAGACCAACCGCGACGGCACGTTCGATGAACACAAGGTGATCATGGGCGCCGCCGACGAGGCCGAAGCCCGCGCGACCTACCTGCAAAACTACGAGAAGGGCTGGACCGGACTGGGCGCCATCACACAAATGTCGCAGGACGAGTTCAAGGCCTGGGTGCGCGACCCGGACAAGACAAAGAAGCCGGTGGCGCTCAAGCGTGGCGTGCTGGCGAAGATGGCAGCGCAGAAGGCAAAGGCCGACCAATCCAAGCCGAAGCCTGAAACCACCGCCAAGGCACCGCCAGCAGAGCCGGTGAAGCCTGAGCCAGCACCGCAGCCGAAGGCGGAGAAGCCTGCCAGCAAGACGCCGACCCTGGACGAGCACACCGCGGCCATCAAGGCGGTGCGCGCCGGCACGGCCAGCATTGAGTCTTACCAGGCCTCATTCGCGTCCATGGTTGACGACCCGTCTGCCGTCAAGGTTGAGCTGAACACGCTGAACAAGGAAACACTGCTGCGCTCCGGTGGCGCCTTCTTCTACCAGCGCTACAAGTCAGAAAACAAGGCCGATGTCATCGATGCCATGTACGACGCCCTGGTCAACGAGTACGCGCTGGGCAAGGAGTACGGCCCGACCGGCTACATGATGGGTGAGCGCAAGAGCTACGATGCCGCCAAGGCCAAAGCGCTGCGCGATCTGGTTGACGGTCAGACCGCCGAAACGCTGGCCGAGTTCGCATCCGAGGTGAAGAAGGCCAGCGACGAATACAAGGCAGAGCGCGAGACCAGGGCTAAAGCACTGGAAAACCCGCAAACCCTGGATGACTTCCGGGCCGTCATGCGCGAGCACATCAGAGGTGGAAAGACCCGCAAGGAAGCCTTCCTGATGTTCACGCCAGAACAGCGGGTCAAGTTCGATGAGATGGAGGCTGAGACCACCAAGGAGGCTCGCGAAACCCGCAAGCGCGAGCGCAAGACAGAAGTCCGTGCGGCAGGCCAGACCACGGGCGGAGAAGTCATTTCCACCAAGCACACCCGAGACGGCTACGACCTGTTCGTGGTGCAGTTGTCTGATCGCCTGAGCCGTGAGGACTACACGACCGTGCTGGCCAGCGCCAAGAAGTTGGGCGGTTGGTACAGCGCATTCCGCGTGAAGGGTGCCGTGCCAGGGTTCCAGTTCAAGGACAAGGCAAACGCCGAAGCGTTCTTGAAGCTGGCTGGCGGCGATACGACCGACGCACAAGCGCAGGCCGAGCAGCGCCGGGATGCCTTCGAGGACAACCGCAGCGAAACCGCAGTGGAGCGGCTGCGCGCCATGGCCGACAAGCTGACCGAGCAGGCTGCCGAGATTGAGGGCCGCGACCGCAAGACCAACACCGCGCGCCGCGCCCGCTTTGCATCAAGCGCACTGGCCGAGGCTTCCGGCATGAAGGCCAAGGCGCAGACCATGCGCAACGTGGCGCAAGCCATCGATGACGGCAAGGCAAAGTTTCTGGACGGAATCCGAACCAAGTCCCATGTGGACATGCTGACCGGCCTGGTGGCGACGGCCAAGAACAACGAGTTGATCGCCAAGTACGAGACCTACGCCGAACAGGAGAAGCGCAAAGGGGAGCCGCCGACCGCTGAGACGGCCGACTTTGCCGAGTTCCCGGCATTCACCGCCTACCGCTCAGACCTTGCCAGCCTGGCCCGCCAGATGCAGGACGTTGACGGCACGAAAAAACTGGGCGACCAGTTGATGAAGGTGGCCGACGACGTGTCAGACGCCTATCTGGCGTTCGCCAAGGATCCCGGAAATCTGTTCAAGCTGTCCACGTTCAGCGTGCGCCGCGGCGACGAGGTGAAGGCCGCCATTTTCCCGAGCAAGGATCTTGCCGAGCGTGCCATCAAGCGCAGCGGGTTGACCGGCAAGGCCATCGTGCTCGCCGAGAAGCGCGGCGTGAACCGCATCATCATGAGTCCGAGCGAGGCCATCAATGCTGGCATCTGGACGGGCGACGGCGACAAGCGTATCACTCTGACCGTTGACGCCGGCAACACGCTGGTGGATGCCATCGGCCGCCGCGGCAACAAGGCCAACGGTTTGACCGTGCCGTGGCAATTTCAGACCGCAAGCGATCGCCTGAAGGCCCTGGCCCGCATGGGAATCGAGACACCAGCCGAGTACCGATCGACCTTGCGCGAGTTCATCGGCATGCAGGAGCGTGCAGTCGCCAACAAGGTGCGAGAGATGGAACTTGCTATGGCCGGCAAGAAGAATGACGGCCTGGACTTCTTCCCGACGCCGGCCGAGGTGGCGGACCAGATGGTGGAGGCCGCCGACCTGTCGCCTGACATGGCGGTTCTGGAGCCCAGCGCCGGCATGGGGCACATCGCTGACCGCATCCGCGCGGCAGGCGCCGAGCCTGATGTGATCGAGATTTCTCCGGATCGGCGCGAGCTGCTGGAGGAAAAAGGCTACCACCTTGCCGAGACCGACGACTTCATGGCAATGCAGCCGCGCGGTTTCTTCACCTACGGCGACCGCTTCCGAGCGCCAGACGGCACCGATGGGATCATGCGTGGTGTGAGCCAAAGCCGCGTGCGATTGGAAGATGAGCAGGGGAACCGACTGGGCCTGTACGACCGTGACGAATTGACCGGCATCGGGCACCGCGGCTCATGGAGCGGATACGACCGCATCATCATGAACCCACCGTTCAGCAAGCGCCAGGATGCCGAACATGTAAGGCACGCTTACACGTTGCTCAAGCCGGGCGGCCGGATTGTGGCGATCATGGGCGAAGGCGTGTTCTTCGGCCAGGACAAGAAGGCCCAGGATTTCCGAGACTGGCTGGACGAAGTTGGCGGAACCGCCGAGAAGTTGCCGGCCGGCAGCTTCATGGACCCGAGCTTGCCAGTAAACACTGGCGTGAATGCCCGCATGGTGGTGATCGACAAGCCTGCTGGCGATTTGAAGATGGCCCCGATCGATGACACGGAATCCGACACCACGGAAACCAAGGATGAAGCCAACTACGGCACCAAAGACCAAGCCCAAGGCACCCCCACAGACCGCGCCGTCATGGCCATGGCCGGCGACGGCAAGAGCGCCGACGAAATCCTGCGCTTCATCGCCAACGCTTCGAAGTCCCAATTCAACCGCCAGATTGCGAACCTGCTGCGCCGCACCAAGGCCAACCCGGCGGTTTCCATCGGTGGCGAAATGGGCGGTGGCGCTGGCTTCAAGTTCCTCGCCAAGTACAGCCGCAAGAATCACGAGGTCACGCTGTCCGAAGGCGCCAGCGGCAAGGCCGAGCAGATCCTTCTGCATGAGATGGTGCACGCCGCAACCCTGCTGGCGCTGGACCGTGGAGGCGAGCACGCGGCCCGCATGAGTGCGCTGTACGAGTCGGTGAAGGCTCAGGGCCTGGATGACGCCTACGGCATGAAGAACGTGGGCGAGTTCGTGGCCGAAGCGTTCACCAACCCAGAGTTTCAGAAGGCGCTCAAGGGCTACAAGGCCCCGGGCGGAACGGCATGGGATCGGTTCGTCGCAGCGGTGCGCCGCATCCTGGGCCTGTCGGACAAGTCGCAGGACGCGCTGTCGGCTGCGCTGGAGCTGGGTGTCGAGGTGATGCGCGAGAACGTGCCGCTGCGCAAGGCGCGCAGTTTCAGCGCGGAAGATGCGCCGGAATACTTCGGCATGGCCGACGCTGCCAGCCTCAAGCAGTCCGCCCTGGACCAGATCCACCAGACCCTGAGCCACCCCGGCAAGGTGTCGGTCTGGGATAAAACGATCGGGACAATGCGAAATTTGTCCGAGCGCTCGCCCGCCTTCAAGCCGGTATTCGACGCCGCCCAGCGCTTCCTTGATGACGTTTCCCTGCTGGCCAACGAAGCCGCCGACGTGGCGCCGCGCCTGCTGCCGAGCGTGGAGTCCTGGCGCGACCTGACTAAGAAGCCGGTCAGCGCAGAAGACAACAAGGCAATCAGCAAGCCGATCTTTGAGGGCACGCTGATGTGGGGCCGAGACACGGACGGAAAACCCGTTCTGGTGGACGACATGGCGAAGAAGTACGCCGACCTGAGCACCGAGAAGCGCGCCAAGATGCTGATGGCCGCCGGCCGGCTGGACGACCGCGTGCTTCGCATGTGGCAGGGCCTTCCATCGGATCAGTTTGACGCCCTGGTCAACAGCCGCTTCGAGAGCCAGATGCTGAAAGCTGGTGTGGTCTGGAAGGATGCCGAGCTGAAAGCGCTGTTCAACCTGAACGACCAGCAGATCAGCCTGTACCGCGAAGCCCGTCAGGCCATCGACCGCTCCATCGACCTGACGGCACGCGCCGACATGCTGCGCGCCGTGGGCACCGGGTACGCCAGCATGCGAGACGCCGTGCTGGAGTTGCCGACGCTGGCCGACGCCCGCGACTTGTTGGTGGAAACGCTGCACGCCGACGCGCTGGACAACGAAGACCAGGCCGACCGGCTGTCCGGGATGATCAACACCATCGCCGATCGGTTTGAGAAGGCGACCAGTCTGATGAAGGACGGTTACGCCCCGCTGTCTCGCTTTGGCCGCTACACGCTGGATGTGGTGGACGCCAGCGGAGAGCGCCAGTATTTCGGCATGCACGAAACCATCCGCGACGCGAACCTGGCGAAGATCCAGATGACCGCCGAATTCCCCGGCGCCACGGTCACGCAGGGCACCATGAGCGCGGAAGCCTACAAGCTGTTCGCCGGCATCACACCCGAGTCGCTGGAGCTGTTCGGCAACATGCTGGGCCTGGACGCCGAAGGTGGCGACGCCCGCGACAAGGCGTTTCAGGAATACCTCAAGCTGTCGAAGAACAACCACAGCGCATTGAAGCGCCTGATGCACCGAAAGGGCATCGCCGGTTACAGCGAAGACGTGGGCCGGGTGCTGGCGAGTTTCGTCTACTCCAACGCCCGCCAGGCTGCGGGTGGGCTGAACGCCGGGACCATCGAGGAAGCCGTCAACGCGATCCCGAAGGATCAGGGCGAACTGAAAGACGTTGCGATGGGCCTGCGCGACTACGTGCGCGACCCGCAGGAGGAAGGCCAAGCCATCCGCGGCATGCTGTTCGCGCAGTACCTGGGGGGTTCGCTGGCATCGGCTTTCGTCAACACGACGCAGCCGTTCGCCGTGACCCTGCCGTGGTTGAGCCAGTTCGGCGGCATGAAGGTGGCCGGCAAGCACCTCGCCAAAGCCTTGAAGGACATGGCCGGCAAGGGCGCCTACGAGGCCGACCTGAAAACCGCGCTGGCCCGCGCCGAAGAAGACGGGGTTGTGTCGCCACAGGAAATTCACGCCCTGATGGCCCAAGCGCGCGGCGCTGGCGGCCTACGATCGGGTGATGGCACCCGGGCCGGCAACGCCCGCGCATCCGCATCGAACGCCTGGGAGCGCACGAAAGTGGCATGGGGCCAGCCGTTCGCCCTGGCAGAGCAGTTCAACCGCCGGTCCACGTTCATCGCGGCCTACCGGCTGGCGAAGGAAAGAGGCATGCAGCGCCCGGACCAGTTCGCGCGCCGCGCGGTGCTGGAAACGCAGTTTCTCTACTCCAAGGCCAACAAGCCGAAGTGGGCGCGCGGCGCCATCGGAGGCACGCTATTCACCTTCAAGGTCTACAGCATCTCCTACCTTGAGCTGATGAACCGCATGTGGACGCAAGGCGGACCAGAAGGAAAGCGCTCCGTTGGCTGGGCGATGGTCATGCTGATGCTGATGGGTGGCGCTGGTGGCCTGCCGTTCTTGGAGGATCTGGAAGATCTGATCGACGGCATCGCGCAACTGATGGGCTACAACGTGAGTTCCAAGCAGTGGCGCAAGCAGGCCATTGAGGATGTCATCGGCAAAGAACTGGGCGAGTTCGTCAATTCCGGCCTGTCTGGCCTGCCAGGCGCACCCATCGACGTGTCGGGCCGCCTGGGCATGGGCGACCTGATCCCCGGCACCGGCCTGCTCATGACCAAGCAAAGCCGCGAGCGCGACCTGATGGAGATTGTTGGACCGGCCGGCGACTTGGTGGCGCGCGGATTCACCGGAGCCCGCAAGGCGCTGTCGGGCGACCTGGGTGGCGCGGCGCTGGAACTGTCCCCTGGTGCCGTTCGCAACGCGGCCAAGGGCATCGACATGATCACGTCGGGCCAGTACAAGGACGCCAAGGGCTACAAGGTGCTCGACACGACGCTACCAGAGGCCGCAGCCAAGCTGATCGGGTTCCAGCCGCGCAGCGTGGCCAAGGTGCAGGAGGCCAACAGCTTCATGATGCGCAGCAAGGCCTTCTACTCGCAGCAGAGCGGCGAAATCAAGGCCCAGTGGGCGCGCGCACTGTACGAGAAAGACGATGGCGCGCTGCAGGATGTGCGCGATCGCCTGGCGACATGGAACCGGAACAACCCGGATCAGCCGATCGTGGTGAAGATGCCCGATGTCTGGAAGCGCGTGCGTGAAATGGGCAAGGACCGCACGGAGCGGATCGCCGACACCGCGCCCAAGGCGTTGCGCCAGGAAATGCGGGAGTTGGCACGCGACAACTGATCGGGTAGGATTGAGCCTCCTAAACGTGAGTGCGTAGTTTTCGCGGATAAGCCCAAGGTGGGACGCCAGCCTTCCAAGCTGCGCTGAGTTCGGTTCGACTCCGACTATCCGCTCCAGTGTCGAGCCAGAAGGTGTGCGGGGAGTCTCGCTGGCATCAAAGACAAAACCCCGAGAGTCGCAGCCTCACAGGCGACTGAAACCCCGCCATCTTCACAGATGCGCGGGTTTTCTTTTGCCCGGCATAGGGTTGGCGCCCATCGCGTCTACCTGAGACAGTGTAGGCATGAAACTCGCTCTGCGCCGTGGTCCCGCGACCGATGCAACGTGGATGGACAAGCTTGCGTCCAAGATCATCGCTGTCCGCTTGATGACCGAATACACGCACGCAGGCATCGTGATCGGCGACACGCTTTACCACGCGACCGCCAGGCTCGGCCTGCATTCGACGACCTACACGCCCGAGCGCTGGGAGCTGATCGACCTGGGAATGGGCCGCGACCTTGACGCGCTGAGCCTATTTGCCAAGCACGATGGCGCGGGATACGACTGGTTTTCTCTGCTTGCCTTTGCACTGATCCCCGCCCGCGATTCGCGCCGCTTCTACTGCTACGAGTGGTGCCACCTCGCCATGACCGGCAAGCACCCAACCGAGCGCGCGACGCCTGAGTCTCTGCTTGAACTCGCATTGAAAGCACGACATGGCTGATCCATTCAAGCACAACATCAAGATCATCCAGGGTGCAACGCTTTCGGATGTGACGACGTGGAAAGCCGGCACTCCTGCTGTTGCTGTTGACCTGACCGGCTGCACGGCCCGGATGCAGGCCAGAGCCAAGATCACCGACACCGCCACGCTGTTGAGCCTGACCACGGAGAACGGCGGCATCGCGCTGGGTGGTGCGGCTGGCACCGTCGCCATCAACATGGCCGCGGTAGCCACAGCAGCGCTCACATGGAAGTCGGCGGTCTACGACCTTGAGATTGTGTTCGCTGACGCCACGGTGCGCCGCCTGCTTGCCGGAAGCATTTCCGTGTCTCCCGAGGTCACACGATGACGCAGGAGGTTCTGGTTGTCTCAACGACCGAACTCTTGGTGCAGGAGGTTGGTGGTGAATCGCTGGTCGAGCAGGCTGTAACGCAGGAAGTCCTGACGGTTGCCGAACAGGGTCCACCCGGACCGCCTGGTGGTGGCGTCACGCTGCTGGGCCGGCTGGCGAACCTGGCCGCCTTACCGGTGTCTGGCGAACTTGGCGACCTGTACATCATCGAAGCCGAGGCGAACCACGGATACGTGTGGGACGGCGCGGCATGGACGGACACGGGGCCGATCCAGGGGCCGCAGGGCGATGCAGGACCTACCGGTGCAACCGGCGCCACGGGAGCGACCGGGGCCACGGGCGCCGCCGGAACCAACGGGACCAATGGAATCGACGGCCAGGATGGCGCATCTGCTTACGCGGTTGCCGTAGCCAATGGGTTCGTTGGCACCGAGGCGGCATGGCTGTCCTCATTGGTCGGCCCCACGGGTGCAACGGGAGCGACTGGATCGCAGGGAATTCAGGGCATCCAAGGCATTCAGGGGAGCGCTGGAGCGACTGGCGCAACTGGGGCCGCAGGCGCTGATGGAACGGATGGGCAAAGCGCCTACGAACTCGCGCTGGTTGACGGATTCGTCGGCACGCTTGCGCAATGGCTTGATTCGCTTGTCGGCCCAACGGGCGCCACTGGCGCTACAGGAGCCGCCGGCAGCGATGGAGCACCCGGGGCAGACGGATCGCCCGGCGTAGGCGTTCCAATTGGCGGCTCCACAGGCCAGGTCCTGGCAAAGACCAGCGCCACGGACTACGCGACGGAATGGGTTGATCCTGCTGGTGGCGGCACGGTCACATCGGTCGGGCTCACGGTCCCTGCCGGGCTGGATGTTGCCGGATCGCCAGTCACTGGCAGCGGAACCCTGGCCATCAGCTACTCGGCAGGCTACTCGATCCCTGCTGATGCAGCGCAGGCCGACTGGAGCACGGCATTTGGCTGGGGCAATCACGCATCGGCAGGGTATTTGAACGGCGCATCCATTGGGTCTACCGTGCAAGCCTACGCGGCGAATCTGACAAGCTGGGCGGCGCTCTCGCCTGCTGCGAAACAGGATGCGCTCGTCAGCGCCACCAACATCAAGACCATCAACGGTACAAGCCTGCTTGGCTCCGGGGACATCACGGTTTCTGGCGGTGGTGGCGTGACAGTTGCTGCAACCGCGCCGGCATCTCCAGCCGAAGGCGATCAGTGGTACGACACCACGAGCGGCATCCAATACACCCGCGTTGCAACCTCTTGGGTGGAGCCTGTCTGATATGCCAGTTTCATTCCCATCCACCCCAGCGACGAACGACGAATACACCTTCGGCACAACGACGTGGGTATTCAACGGCGTCGGATGGGAAGTCGCTCCGGCTGCATCGAGCGGCCCCAACTCATTTCAGGCAGCGGTAAAACAAAACTGGTATGAAACGCTTGTCACGACCGCACCGAATCCAGTTCAAAACATGACCGGCGTGCTGCTGCAATACGTCTAAGGAAAACACATGCCTACCGCAACCCTCACTTGGTCCGCTCCGCACGGCGACAGCAACCTACAAAGCACGTTTGCGGCGACGAACCAGGGCGCTATTCAGTTGATGAACCAGTATTTCACAGCGCTATCCGCGTTCAGCGATTTCCCGTGGGAGGTTTGCAGCTTTGAAGGTACGACAGCGCCTTGGTTCGTCACGCTTCGTAGGAAGTCGCTGGCGGCTGGGCGGATTGTTTTCATTGCGGTCACTTCGGCGCCTGGGGCTACATACAACCCGCAGCTTGGGACGATAAGCTGGAGCGCTACTGGCGTCAGGGCTGCATTTTTCCCACTGGCGACAAGTGACACGCCGGCAAACATTCTCGCAACCAGTGGAGATGTGTTCACAAACCCGTCTGGCAGCTGCGGACTTGGCCCAAACACCGCGATGACGACCGGAACAAACAGCCTCAATTGCATGGCCTGCGAGGATGGCTTGTTCATGAAGTATGGAGCGGCATCAACCACATCGACCGCTTTTATTGTCGGCGACTTGCTTGAGGACGATTCTGGATCGCAGGCTCCAATATCGATTCTCAGCTCTGGCGGAGGGCTTGATTCCATGAACCCCAGCCCAACTCCAACAATAGGTGGTGCTGGGGGGTTGGCAATCCAGGCTGGCGCAACGATTCACTTCGGAACCGGATTCCAGGCTCCAACTGCCATCGGAACCTATATGCGTGACAACGGGACAAAAGAAAGCTGGTTCCTGCCGCGCACGCTTTGCAGCTACAGCCTGCCGCTTGGGCAGTCTATGAAATACAAGCTGCGCCAGATTGCCTATGGGCCAACACCACTCGCGGCTTACGAAACAATGACTGACACCGGAGCCGTCCTGAAGGCGATCAGCACCTACCCGGCAGCGACAACAGGATTCCCATGGCTAACCAACTTCAAGGTCTGACCCACCATAGGGTTTGTCCATGCTGCAGTGTGCGGTGAAACTGCCGTCAGTTTCAACCTAACCGGAGCCTGCCATGGGCAACCCATCAACAGATCAACACCAGCCAAGCGGCATGAGAAGCCCGTCATGGAACTTCTGATCTGGTATCTGGTGGTTGCGGCCTGGTTCGGCCTGTCCATCCGTGGGGCGTTCAAGCCGGCAAAAAAAATCACCCCGCGTAACTATGCGCGTGAATTCCTACAGCAAGTAACGCCGTACACCGAGCGCCAGAGCTGGTGGAGCGATTCGACATTTGACACAGAGCACAAGCATGGCCCCGCAAAGACCCACCACTGAACACCGCTGGCAATGGTTTCTCGACAAGGTTTTGCCTCAGTTGTTTGTCGCCCTGGTGCTGGCGGTGTCGGGTGGCATGTGGCTGACCTACACGACCGTCAACGTGATGGTTTCCAAGCTGGACAGTCAGGCGCGGGACATTTCGGAGGTTCGGGCAGATATCGCCAGGGTGGAAGACAACATCAAACGGGTCGAGGCCAATTCCGTGACGCGCTCCGAGATTCTGGAAACGATGAAGCGCATCGAGCAGCAGATGCGGATCGCCATGCTGGAGGCCGGTGTTCGGCTTCCAAAAGACTTCTTGTCGCAATGACCACCGTGACCGACGTACTCAAGCAGCGCGGCAAGGTGGTTGCCTTGTTTGTGGTCTGCGGCGCCGTCGTTGCGGCCATGCACAAGGATGCGGCTGCGGCGATCTTCGCTGCGCTGGCGGTCCCTGTGGGTGCGCTGGCCGGCGTTGAGGCTTGGGCCTCGAAAGGCGTGGAATGAAGCTCGTTGACAACTGGAAACTCATCGTCAAGAAGGCGTGGTCCGCCCGCTTGATGATCCTTGCGGCAATCCTTTCAGGAGTCGAAGTTGTACTGCCTTTTCTTTCTGAGTCCATCCCTCGCGGCACGTTTGCTGTTCTCTCTGGCATCACCGTGGCCGCTGCTTTCGTGGCCCGACTCGTCGCCCAAAAAGGAATCAGCGAATGAAGCCGATCAGGATGCCTAAAGTACCGCCAGGACTCGCGCGCAAGGGTGCCATCCCCGCCGTATTCATGGCCGCGCTGACCGGGCCGCTGGCGCACGGAACGCTGGTGCGCTGGGAGGGCGACATCCACAAGGTCTACTCCGACCACCTGGCCGGTGGCTTGCCCACGTTCTGCGCCGGCCGAACGGACTGGACGGCAAAGCCCGGCACGCTGCTGACCAGCGACTTCTGCCAGGAGGTCAACAAGATCACGCTGCTGGAGTATGGCTTTGCCGTGCTGGCCTGCGCGAACTGGGATTACCTGAGCGCAACCCGCTTGGTCGGCCTGACGATCTTCTCCATCAACGTCGGCAAGGATGGCGCCTGCAATTCGCAGGCCGTGAAAAAGATCAACGCGGGCGACATCAAGGGCGGCTGCGACCTGATCGCCTACACCCCGGGCGGATCTCCGAACTGGAGCTTTGCCGGCGGCAAGTTCGTCCAGGGTCTGCACAACCGGCGCAAGGCTGAACGCGACCTTTGCCTGAGAGGCCTCACATGAACTGGATTGACGAACCCGAAGAAGACCGCCAGCTCGTGGAGCGCGGCGCCATCCTGGCTCAGAACGTAGCCCTGGCCGCTGCCGTGTTCTGCGCCTGCGGCTTCATTGCCACTCTGATTGGAATCGCCATATGAACGCACTGCTCGCCTGGTTCAACCCCACCCGCTGGATCGCGCTCGGCGTGGTCGTTGCGGTCATCGTGTCGGGCTACCTGTGGCACCGGCATTCGCTGATCGAGATTGGCCGCGCTGAGTGCGAGGCCGCTCATAAAGCATCTGCCGCCGAGGCGGCAACAGTGCAGGCCGGCCAAGACACGGCGGCAACCAAGGAGGTCATCGTCACCGAGACGATCACCGAGACGAAATACAAAGACCGCATCAAAGAGGTGATCCGCTATGTCCCAACGTCTGGCACTGTGTGCCCTGCTGACCCTGAGTTTGTGCGCCTGTTCAACGCTCAAGACTGAGCCGGTCAAGCCGCAAATCAGCGACACGCTGCGCGCCGCGTGCGAGTCGCTACCCGCACTGCGCGCCGAGGCCGGCCAGGACATGCGCCAGGCACTGCTGCAAAACCGTGCTGAGTCCGTGCTGGTGCACGAGCAATGCGCCGCCCGGCACCGTGGAGTGCTGGCCGCTGTCGGCGTCTCAACTGTCACCCCCGTGGCCAAGCCTGACCGCTGGGACGAATTTCGCAACCTGCTTGATGGAGTAAAACCATGACCCGCTTTCTTACCATCTTGGTGATGTCGATCGGCTTTCTGCTGACCGGCTGCGCCACCCATGAAAAATACTACGAGGCCGTCAAGAGTGTCGAGGAGGCCAAGGCCAACGCCCAGGCCGCCCAGGCAACGGCCATCATGAAGCTGGCCGGTGATGGCGACGCGCAAGCCAAGGGCATGGCGCTGATGTTTTTTGCAATGCAGGGCGCCAAGGCCGGCGGCAATCAAACCGTGATGGCGCCTCCGGTTGATCCGGTTCTCGAATGGGTTCGCGTCCTGGCCGGCCCGGTTACGAACCTCTGGGGCATTGTCGAGAACAACCGCACGCAGCGCCACGCGAGCGACAACTCTGTGGCCCTGCAGCAGATCAACATGGGCACACTTGGCAACGTCGCCAATACCGCGATCACGCAGCCGCCCGTTGTCATCGGTCCGACCGAAGGGTTCGGTACGCTCTACCCTACCAACTGAGTTTTTCCGCAGATGTCTCCAGTCCGGTCCTGAGAGCTCCGGATTTTGGCCCGATGTGGGGATTCCCATGTCGGGCTTTTTTGTTGGCACTGGTGTTGGCATCATGTCCTGATGACCGTGAAACACCGTTGATTTTGAAGCGAAAAACTGGCGAGCGTGGAATCCTCTCGCTCCGCCAATTTGCCCCAGCGTTACCCATCAGTAACGCTGGGGCTTTCTTTTTTTCCCTCTATGATCGCGGCTCCATCCACCAGGATAGCCCGACATTTCCAGACGTTCACGGCGATAGACCGTGTGGCATCGGTTGGCATCCGTGGTGGCACGCAAAAAGTGACAGGGATGCGGATGCCTACAAACCAACTTACAGACGCCAAGTGCCGCGGCGTGAAGCCGACCGACAAGGCGCAGAAGCTTTTCGATGGTGGGTCACTTTTTCTATACGTTTCCCCAAAAGGCGCCAAGGTGTGGCGCCTGGCCTACAGGGTCAACGGCAAGCCGCAGACCCTGGTGATAGGCCCATACCCTGCAGTGAGCCTGCAGGAGGCCCGCCAGAAGCGCGAAGAGGCCAAGGCGGTACTCAGGGCAGGGCAGGACCCGAACGCGGCGCGCAAGGCCACGCGCAACGCCGTCACGCTGGACGAGGCCCACACCGCCTACTGGTCCGGCCGCAAAGACCTGTCCGCCTCCTACCTTGAGAACGAACGACGGGCATTCGAGATGCATGTTCAGCCGATGCTGGGCTCGAGGGTCATGAAGGACATCACCCGGGCCGACGTGCTGGCCACGCTGAACACACTGGACGCGCGCGGCAAGCACGACTACGTGCGCAAGGTCAGGATGTGGCTGGCCCAGCTCTGGGACTGGGCTATCGAGCAGGGCCACGCCACGGAGAACCCGCCGCGCAGCATCAAGCCTGAACGGGCCTTCGGGAAAAAGCAGGTGGGGCACTTCGCGGCGCTGGAGTTGCGCGAGGTGCCGGCGTTCATGGAGCGCCTGGCCATAGAGGGCGACATTCAATCCGTCCTGGCGCTGCGCCTGCTGGCCCTGACGTGGGTACGGACGAACGAACTGCGGTTTATGCGCTGGGATGAAATCGACGGAGACACATGGCTGATCCCGGCCGGCAAGATGAAGCGGCGCCGGGAGCATGTGGTTCCGCTGTCCAAGGCTTCGCAGGATCTGCTGGCGGTGCTCAAGCCACGCGCTGGCTCAAGCGTCTATGTGCTGCCCGCCGAGCACCGGCCTGACCGTCCGATTTCAGAGAATGCAATACTGGCGCTGCTGTACCGCATGGGATTCAAAGGTCAGATGACTGGCCACGGGCTGCGCTCGGTGGCCAGCACCTGGGCGAACGAGGCAGGCTATCCGCCCGACGTGATCGAGCGCCAGTTGGCGCATGTGCCTGGAGACAAGACCAGGGCTGCGTACAACCGATCGATTTACCTCGATCAGCGCCGCGCCATGCTGGAGGCTTGGGCTATGTGGCTCTGTCGTGCGTAAATGCTTGTGCCGGTGTTATGCGACGGGGTTGTCTCCTAATTTAGAGTTGGGCTGCGCTGAGTTTCGGCACTCGCGGACAACATCGCGAGCCACGGATCGGCTGGTCCAGCGGAAGTTCTCCAGCACCTCGCGGCCTGTTCGCGGATCACGGGCAATCCATCCCCAGCCTGGTTCATATTCGACGGTTCGCACGCGCCGCCCAACTCTGCAATCCATCGAATTCGCTTCGCTCATCGCTGATCTCCGGTGTTCTGCAGCGGGTTGCCTTGCATGTCGGTTTCAAACTCAGCGCCCCAAGTCCAGCCCTGGCCGTCGCAGTACATGCACAGGTCTTCTTCCTCAACCTCGCTGCCATCCATCACGAAATGCCCCCGCCCTAAGCAGGTTTCGCATTCGCACTTTGGAATCCAGGCAAGGCATGAGCCTTCGTCGTAGTGCATCACCTCCTGGCACTCGCATTCGTCGTGCAGCGGCTCGCCTTCTTCATCGACGGGCCAGACGTAGAGCATCCCGTCGTTAATAAGCTGCACCTCAAACTGGTCAAGCATCCGGCGCCCGCCGTTGACGCCGACCCACAGCGCGTAGTCCGCCAGCTCGCGCCAGTCCAGCAGTTGGGTCGTTCCGAACCTGCTGCCGTCTTCAACAACCATCTGGATTGGTAGCTCTTTGGTGGTGTCGATCACAAGGTATTTCATGGTCGTCTCTCCGGTTGTCCGTGCAGAACTCTGCGCTCAAGCGGGACCGCTGCGCGGCCCCTTAGCTTCGGTGTTCGGCGACTCGCGCCCCAGCCTAGCCTGAGCCTCCCAGGCTTCCCCGTTGTCGGTCCAGCTTGCAGCCATCGCGCTGCAGCACGCAGAGCACCAGCGGTAGTTCATCAGTGCTCCGTCAAACACAGCAGCTAGCAACCGAACGCGCTCGCCGGGCGTGATTTCTTGGCGACACATTCCGCAGGTTCCGCCCTTGCGTGCCGTGCCGATCTTGTCTTTAAGCACCCGGTCGCCCGGCGCCCCAAAGTCCCCCTCAAACGGGTTGACCTTCAGGCACTCAACTTCATCAAAATTCATCATCGCGGCGCCAAATCTAGCGGTGCCGCGCAGCGCTTGCAGAGACCTGACGCATCCATGAATTGCTCGACCTCGGTTGGTTGAGTGGCTGCCTTGATCGCCTCAATTGCATCGTCAATCGTCTGTAGGTCTTCTTTTGGGAGCCGACCGGCGCCGATAATCCTGACGTTGAGCAATCGACAAATCAGCGAATCATCCATCCTTGGAATGGCATTCATAAGCTCTCTCCTAAAAACATCTCCACGCAACGTTTGCACAGGATCAGTCCACGCATCGCCGGTCGTCCGCAGTGTTCGCATTTCATTCGACATCCTTGTTCCTTAGTTGTCTGCAGTACAGATCGTCACGGCCTTGGTGGTTCCGTCTGTTTCAATCAGCAGGCCGCACACCTGTTCATCTGTTTCTGTGTCGCAGTTGTAGGCGTACACCGTCGCGTGCTGCGGCGCCTGTTTCAGTGCTTCAATGAGGTCCTCGACTGTCATCGCGTGTCCCTTCTCGGCAGTGCCGAACTCTTAAATCGACCGGACCGAAGGCCGGTCATCGGTGGTGTTCAAACCTTCACCCCATGCGCAACCAGGGTGGACCGCTTCCAGCCCGAGGTCTTCCGCGAAAGGGCGACATCGTATGGCGGCAACTTGTTCGCCTTGTACATCTTGCGCACGGTGTCGCTGCACACATGGAGCATCTTCGGAAGATCGCCGCGCTTTATGATCTCGTTTGGGTCTTGTTCGGTTGTCATGGCCGTTGTTCTCCTTGGCAAACAGGGCACGGAAGCAGGTAGTCATTCCAAGGGTCGCGCCCATCACCATGACAGCGCTCGCACTCATCGTCGTAGTCATCATCGATGCACTCATCGCAGCCGTTGCATCCGTCCTCGCATGTTCGCTCTGTGGTCATGCCTGCTCCTGTGTGCTTGTAATGGCTGCGTCGAATCCGATTAGCCATGACTCGTATCTCCCGCCAGTTCGCAATTCAGACCATGGAGCTACGTCGCCGTTCATGTGCAGGCCTGCAACTCCGTGGCTGAAGTCGATCAGCGACTCCACTTCTGAAAGCCCGTGCTTCGCCTCTGCAAGCTGCTGCTCAAGCAGTGCGATCTTGTTGTTCAGTGGCTCGGTGAATCTGCGGACAAGCTCGATGTCTTCGTCCATTGGTGGAAGCCGCTCAAGCAGTGCGATCCGCTCGTTCAGAGCCTTCACCTCTGCATGGTGAGCGCTGGCCAGGTTCCGGCGTTGTGAGTCAGTTGGCATGGTCAATCCTTCAGTGCGGTAGCAACACAGTCGGTCAAGCGCTGAATCTCATCCTGCAGCCGACTGCACAGAACGCCCAACTCGGTAAGCTGTCGGGCCAGAAGTGGGCAAGGGCGTTGTTGAATAGATTGCTCACCAACAAGCTCTTGCAGGACCAGCAGGCGAGCGCGTATCTTTTCCTCGTCGCTGTAAAAGTGTTCTCGACTCATGGCGTCTCGCATTTCTCGACCGTGGCCGGTGTGATGCCTTTTGCGCCGCGAACAAGCGGGAACCACTCGATGGCATCTGGGTGTACGGCGTAGTCCACATGCCAAAGCACTTGCCCGAATGGGCTCATCTTGCTGTAGTGGTAGCCGACAACCTCTTGGTCGGTCAGCGGCACCGCCTTGGGTGGCGCGGTGCAGAGCTGACGAATGGGCCACGAACCATCCTTGATAGTGTTCTCTATGTGACGCTCGTCAACGAACCCGTGCCACGACCCGTCGCGCGCTTGGAACTGGTGCGTCACCGGCTGCGCTGCCTGCTCGACTTCCATATCCACGATCTTTGCGAGCAGCGGTGTGCAGGCTGCAGCGACAAGTGACTCAGTTTCTTTGCGGCACCGCTCGACTTGAGCCTCAAGGGCTGCGATGCGCTCCCGCACAGGTTCTGCGCCATGCCAGTTGCCGGGCTCGCCAGTTCCACCGCTGCACACCCGGTAAATCTCGGCGATAGTGGCGTTTGCCGTGCGAGCTTCCATGGCGTGCGCCTGGGCTTCCTGCTTGAGTCGCGCGGACATGCTTGAAAGCGCGCTGATCCGCTCGTTCAGAGCCTGCACCTCTGCATGGTGAGCGCTGGCAAGGTTTCGGCGTTGGGCGTCAGTTGGCATCTGAGGCTCCTTTCTCGACGGCACACCGAACGCCACTGTCGAAAGGCTCAAGCGCATCACGCAGCGCATCGGCGTTCCAGACCAAAGATTCGGCCAGCGATTCGTCTGAGCTGGTGTTCAGCTTCTTTGCAATCTCGTCCAGAGGCTTCATGTGCTTTGCAATGGTTTCTGCCTTGCGCTTTGTGAGGCGTTGCAGCTCGGCCTCGTCGGCGGGTGTCCATTTCTCTTTCATCACTCGCTCCCTTTCTCGACCGTGGGTCGCTCGTTGCTGTAGGGCGTGTACTCGCCATCGCCGATGTCGCACATATCCTCGAAGCACTCCGGGTGCATCTTGCTTGTGAACCACTTGCCGTCATAAACGCCGGTCTGGTGCACGTAGCCATCGCCCACATCGATGCTCTCGCCGCAATAGGTGCACTGGTGCGCCTTGCGGGCTACTCGGTTCTCATGCGGGTTGTAAAAGTCGGCCATCACTCCCCCTCTTTCTCGACCGTGGCCGGTGTTCCGAACGCGGCCCACAGTCGTTTGCGCCACCAGTAAGCGCCTTGCTCGGTCGGGTGCTTGTCTCCGAACCACAGGCCATCAAGCGGGCCAGAGCCACCAAGAAACGACAGAATTGCTTGCTGCTCATCGGTCAGTGGCGCCGCCTTTGGTGGCGATGTGTAGAGCATCCTGACTTCGTATCCCGGCCACTCAACAGGATTGGCCTGAACCATGCGGACATGTTCAACAGTGCACCGTCCCCATGAAGCGCCAGTGAACCGAGATTGACCCTCCACCGGCTGCGCTGCCTGCTGTGCCGCAAGCCATCGACGGACCTCGCGGATGACGATGGAGAAAACTGAGCTATCCAATCTAATGCCGATAGCGGTCTCAGCTTGATAGCGAACATCTTCCCAGTCAGGCTCTGGTCCTATGTCCTTCGGGACAACGACCGTCATCCATCCTGGCGGTAGTTCGGCCTGCTCGACTTGAGCTGTCAGGGCTGCGATGCGCTCCAGTAGTGGAGCTGTGGCTGCGAACCATGCGTGTCTGGCAACGTACTTGTCCAGCGGTCCGCGTTCCATTGCTGGCTTGAACTTCGTGCCATACCAGTTGTTGAATTCAGCTTCTTCTGGTCCAGGGGTAAGAGCCATGTTCAATCCTCCTTCTGTTGGTTGACTGGCTTGGGTTGCGCAATCACAGCACGCAAGTCCAGAATCTCACGCTCCATGTATTCGACCTTGAGCGCGTTCGGCCAATACTCTGGCTCGCTTGTGGGGTGCTCGTCTTTGATCCTGTCGTGCCACATGCGGATGATCGGCTGCGCCTGCACTGGCTGCGCCACTGAATTGCACTCAGCGCACGGAGATTCGACAAAGTGGCGGAACGTCTGGCACGTCACTCCATGGGACTCGTAGGCTTCAACGACCTTGAGCAGATCGAAGTAACGAGAGGCCAGAACTGCGTTCGTTTCATTGATGGACTCATGGGAATCTCCAGCGGGCTGCGCCACTGGTTGCGGCTGTGGTGCTGCGGAGAGAGCACGGTTGCGAATCGTTATGAAGTAGCGCAAGAAAACGTCATGGCTCAGGCCGAACGAAAGGGCCTCCTGATTCGCGCTGTGCGCCAGTTCGCTCAAGTCGTCGTCGCACAAGTCATCCGGCACCGCTGGCGTGTTGGCTTCGATAGCCGCGCACACTTGCCGGTGAAAATCCTCCAGTGTGTGCGGCAGGAACGTGTAGGCGACCTTTTCCAATTCGCTGCGGTGGCTGTACCGGCTGGCCGTGCGGTGCGCCAGCTCGGTGAATTTTTCGAGGCTGATCGGCGTGCTCACAGTTGCTCTCCTTGTGCTTTGGCAATCGCTGCGCGACCGATCACGGCCCATTTTTTCAAGTTGCACCCCATGTCTGCGGGAACAGCCTCTGCATATTCGACGGACCAGTTCAGCGCCTCCAGCAGTTCCGCATTGATTGCAGACAGGCGGTCGCGCTCGGCGATGAGTTCAAGTTCCTTGCCGTAGCTTTCGTTGATGAAAACCTTGATGGGGCGATCCATCTCAACGGATAGCGCCATGCCAGCCGTGTCCAGTCCGTCGCAGTAGTTCCACGCAGCCACGAGGCGGCGGGCGTTGGCTTCGCGCATGTTCGGATTGTTTTCACCAAAGTCGATGGCAACGGCGACAAAGGCGTTCTTGTCAACGCCGACGATTACCGTCTCAGGACAGCCCTCGTTGTCAAAGAGAGATGCGGAAACGGCAAGTTTTCCCGGTGTGTGTTCGCTCATCTTCATTCCCTCGTATACCCGGTGCTCGCGCTGGTAGCGCTCTAGCAGGGTTTCGTCGTTGTGGGTTGGCATTACGCTGCCACCTGCAGAATGTTCATCTGATCCTGCACGCGCTTGGCGGCCTGAAGCTGCTCTTCGGTCATGCGGTCGTACTGGCCCAGGCCCAGCAGCGGGCGGATCTGTTGGCCGATGGGTGAGCTGGCGCCCTGGTGGTTCCAGAGCACGTAGCACAGTGAGGCGTGGACGTTGGGTTTCATGGGTTCGATCATGTTTTTCTCGTCGTGAATTTGGGTTGCCCGTTCCCCACCATTGGCCGCTATGAATTGCCAGCGGACCGGCCTGGTTGATCCATCCTCTGAGCCAAAGAAGTCTTGAGGGGGCTCATTGGTGAACTGGTGGGGCTTGTCACCTCGTGGGCAAGGCGAAGCTGAAAGGATTTGTCCGCTCCCTCTGTGTTGGGTCAGGTGGTGGGCGCAGGGTTGAGTGCTGGCGCCGGCTGAAACTCGCCGCCCAGTGCGCCAATCAGCGCCGGGATCAGCTTGCGAAGCTCTCCGGTGGCCAGCGCCACATCAGCATCAAAACCGCTCTCACTGTCGTCGGCCCGGTCATCGAACACGCCTTCGAGGAATGCAATCTTCTTGAGTCGCATGCAGTCGTCCAGCACGAAACCAACCCGGCCTTCCCAGCTCATGGCGGTCCACTTGGGCAGCTTTCCCTCGGTGATGTGCTTGCGAACTTCTTCGGTCTGGATGCTGTGGCGGTTGAACTTGACCACCGACTTCTCTTCATCTGCCGATCGCAGCTCGCACGCGCGCTCGATGATGAAGCCGTGATCGACGTACAGTTCATCGGACACCTCCTGAGAGGCCAGCCACTGCGTTATGGCGCATTGTGGCGTCATGGTGGTCTGCAGCAGGACCAGGGACAGGTCATTGAAGGCGTTGACCAGGGCCGTCACCAGTTCGTCGAGCTTGCCCTGGCTGCTGGCGTCGGTCATCAAAAGGCCCGCGGCCGGGTCGATCCAGACCAGCACCGAGGATTGCTTGGGGAATGCCTGCGGCAGCAGCGCCAGATAGGCGTCCTCGCGCAGTTCCTTCATCTGCTTCTTGCCTGGCTTGCGGCCGGTGGTGGCCTCGATGTGGTCGGCCTCGGCCTGCGCCTTCTCGCGCACCGTGGCGCCGGGCACGCTCTTGGTTTCGATGCGCAGCTTCATGATGCGCTGGCCGTCGATGGCTTCGACCATGGCGTCGTGCTCGTTGCCGCGTGGCGGCACCCAGCCAACGGACTTGTCTTGCGTGGCGCCGCAGGGCACGAACTGGTCGGCCATGAGTGCGGATTCCATGGCTTCCAGGGCGGGAGCCCAGCCAGAAGCGATGCGGTAGATCGTGAGGTTCTTGAACATGGTTGTCCGATCAGTATTCGACTTGATCCCACTGCTTATCAGTGGGTGCTTCTTTGTGGGTGAAAACGGCCCAGTCGCCCTTGTGTTCTGGTCGCGGGTCCATGTGCAGGTGTCCTGGCTGGCATTCGCTCGGGTCCATTCCGCAGGGTTTCAGGTCTTCGAGGCTGCAGCCGCATGGCGCGTTTGGGTCCACAAGGCCGGTGAACCCGTTGTCTTGCAGGTATTGCTTGACGATCTTGATGACTGTTTGGCTCATGCCGTCACCGCCTTCGCTTGCCGGCGCACGCCATCGGCAAAAGACCGGGCTCGGCCGCCGATGTTGTTCATGCTGCTGCGCGGCGGGCTGGTCAGCGTCACGGAATCGAACGCACGGGACATCGCATCGGCGCGCTGCTCAAGGCATTGGGTGGCCACGGCCTCGAAGTCCATGCCAAAGGTCTTGGTGAACCACTCGTCATAGCCACCAAACAGGAACATTGGCACGCTGTTCGCCTCGCCGGCGTCGGCGCCCAGCGCGTCAGCGCCGTACTTGCCATTGCCCAGGATGCAGACCATCACGGCAGCGATCTGCAGGTCTTCGGCCTCGAAGTGGTAGGCGTCGCTGGGGTTGATCAGGTTGAATTTCATACGGCCTCCGTTTGTTCTGTTGGTGCAGTCGCGGTCTTCGCGTTGTCGTAGGTCTTGATCCCCCAGGCGATGGCGTAGCAGCACCACAGGAAATCGAAGGTGTATTCGCGGCAGCTCCACTCCCAGCATTCGGACATGTCAAACGACACGCCGTCGATGCTGGTTGTGAAGTCGCGCGCAGAGTCATACGCCCGCACGTCACCGTCGTCCGCGTTGCACAACACGTCGATCTCAAGCTCTTCCCAGAGCTGGGCTGATTTGCTGGCGAACTCGTCGCGATCCGTCTGCAAGGCTTCGTCGTTCGGCTTCTCCATTTCGACCCAGTTGTCGTAGGCCTCCTTGACGTGCTGACGGAAAGATTCGGCGCTGTATTCCTTGGCGTGGCGGCTGTTTGGCGCCCGCAGCTTCTCGCTCCAGTAGCCAGGGTTGATGGCGAGATGGGTTCCCTTGCGCGTCAGGTATTCGCGGTCAGTGCGGAAGAACTCGAACATGTCGTGCAGGCGACGAAACACGAAAGTTCCCATGTCTCCGTCGATGCACAGCGTTCCGTCCCAGGTGATCAGGTCAAACCAGTAGGCGCTTTGATCCGGTCGTTTGAATCGCAGATGCCGGTGCACCCCATCGTTGCGGATGACTGTCATCTGGTGGTTGGCCGCGTCTTTCAGGAAGCGGTCTTCATCGCAGGCCTGGGTAGTGCTCATGCGGCCTCCAGCATCTTGGAAGCATTGGCGGCGATGGCGGGCTTGCTGCGCAGCGTGAACTCATACCGGTCCACAAGGCGCATGAACTCGATCAGCTCGGATTCCAGCGCCTCGATATAGGCCTCGTCGCGCTCGACCACGCGCCAGTACAACTCCTTGCCGACGACGGACAGGGCCGGGCAGTACATGGCGAAGTGCCAGCGGGCGCGGCCGGTGATCCACATACAACCCTGGATCTGGTCGATGTACTTGCTGATGTCGTGGTCCAGCACCACGTCGCGCACACCTTCTGGCGACACGAGGCACTTGTATTCGCTGCCCGCGTCGTCAGAAATGAGGCCATCGGCGGATGCTCCGAATTTTCCGTCGTCAGTGACCACGAACCCGGCGCGAAACACGACTTCACCGCTGGCCATCTCGTGCGCGGCGCGTGCCGCCGGCTCCAGCTCGTGGCCGCGCTTCATGGCCCACGTCTCGAAGCCTTCGTCCAGCGGCTTGCCGGCGATGCGCTCGACCGCTACGCGGAAGGCGTAGTTCTTGGCCGCCTCAGAGAAGTCGCCGATTGGCAGGCCTGCAATGGCGCGCTGCACGGTTTCCGTCAGCTTGGGCTTGGTCTTGTACTCGGCCATGGCCTGGGCAACCTCGGGCGGCTCGCCGGCCCGGATCGCGTCCACATACTTCTGCTGCTGCTCGGTCAGTCCGCCAACACGCTCACGCGCGACACGGAACATGCTGGCGGTGATCACCCCGGCCCTGGCGATGTGCCAGGATTCGGAGCCTTGTTCGCATTCAATGATTCGCATGCTGCTCACTCCCCACGGATCGCGGCCAGGCGCGTGTTGAACAGGGCTTCCAGCTCGGGGCGGGCGGCTTCACGCTCGGCCTCGGGTACGGCATCAAGCCAGTCCATCGAAACGTAAAGCGCATCCTCGGACTTCGCCGACTCCAGCTTCTTGCGCACATCGGCCACGGTGGTGACGATCTCGCCGGTTTCTTGGTTGGTCGCAGGCGGTGGCGTGGTCTTGGCTCCGGTTTCCACCGTGCGGGCGGCGTCGGCGCGCTGGGCCTGGTCTTTGAAGTCTTGATGCTCCTTGGTGCCGGCCAGCTTCTGCTGCACATCGGCGCCCAGGCTCTTCCAGAACGTCACGTAGGCCTTGGCGCCCTTGGCTGCGGCTTCGTCGGCTGCAGTGATCTGGTCGGGCGTCCATGCGCTCACGACTTCGGCGGTGCCCATGTCGCGGGGGATGTCCATCACCTCCTCGGCCACCGGCATACCGCGCAGCACGTCGGCGAAGACATCGCGCAGCGCAAAGGCGCGGGCGCGCATCTGGCGCATGCGCTTGGGGTACTGGGTCCAGGGGCCCTGCTTGCCCACCAGTCCGGCCAGCTTCGCGTCGTCCATGCTGAACGTGCGCACCTGTTCAGACTCTCCGCGGCGCTTCGTCTTGCAGGTCGCGGTGTGGCCGTCGTCGCTCTCCTGCACGTACTCGCAGGCTGGGCTGCTGCGCACCAGTGCGATCACGGCATCACCCCAAAGCGCGGCGCGTCCGTTGATGACCGCGATGTTGGACAGGGCCTGCAAGGGCTTGAGGCCCAGCTCGGCGCCCCACTGCATGGCGATCAGGCAGTTGCCGGGCTTGCCCTTGAAGTCCTTGGGCACAAGATCACTCTCGGCCAAGTAGTTCGAGAAGGTCAGCGCCTGCTCAAAGGTCTGAGGACTCAGATCGACCTGGCTGGCAGGCTTCACAGACAGAGCCATGGATTCGGCGCGGGTGGTGGTGTTCATGGGTGTTTCCTTTCGGGGTGAGGTCAGGCGATGTCAGCAACAGCCGGCGTCCATTCGATAAAGTCGTCAGCGCGGGCACACAGCCACTGGCAGGCGGTTTCTTGGTCGACTCCGTACTCGAAGGCGATGCACTTGATCAGCGAGGCGGCAGGCGGCGCGTCGGTGCTTGAATCGATACTGGTGCGAGCAGCAGGTGCCGTGTCCACGAGGTCGGCATCAGGCAGGGCGCGGATGACGTTGATCTCCAGCGGCGCAGCCTGAAACTCGTTGAGCGCTGCGATTTCCTTCTCGGAAAACTGCAGGTCGTCGGCGATGGCAATGCCAACATCGGCGATCACGCAAACTGCGCCGGCCAGGGCTTTCTTCTCAGGCGCCACATCAGCGGGGATGGCTGCCTTGGCGGCCTCCAGATCGGCGCGCATCCGTGCCACCTCGGCCTGCTGCTCGGCCAGCTTGTCGGCGGCCTCTTGTTGCTGGCGGGCGAACTCGGCACGCTCGGCGGCCAACTTGTCGGCATCGGCTTTCTGCTGGGCCGCCAGCTCGTCGGCCTTCTGCTTGGCCTCGGCCTGCTGTCGGGCCAACTCTTCGCGTTCGGCCTTGAGGCGCGCGGCCTCGGCTTCCGTGGCCAGCCGGGTGTTCAGCGTGTTCTCGACCTGCTGGCGCGTTTCGGCGAACACGTTGACGGCCTCGGCCTCAAATTCCTCGAAGCCCGTCATGTCCAGGCCATTCATGCGCTCGACCAGCCGGCGCACGGCATCGCTGCTGCGGCAATCCTGAGCCAGACGGGCAAATCCGCGGATATCCTGAATGCGCGCGCCCAGGTCCAGCAGGCGGGCACGCTCTTTCTCTTCGGCCTCCTTCTTGATGCGGGCCTGTTCATCGTCCCAGGCATCGCGCAGGGCCTTGAGGCGCTTTTCCTCGGATTCAACAATGGCGATCAGACGGGCCTGCTCTTCCAGCACCGCCTGGTTGAACTTCTTCGCGTCTTCGCGCACCTCGTCGCCGCGCGCCTTGACGCTGGTGCGTGCACGCATCAATTCCATGGCGGCACCATGCACCTGCTCGCGGCCAACCTTGTCTTTGATCTCGACCAGCCCGGTGTGCTTGGCGGCCATGGCCAGCAGATCCTGCTCGGTCTGGGTGGAATTGAGCGCGACCAGCGCGCGGTCGGCCGGCGCCAGATCGGTGATGGACGGTGCGTCGGGCTGCGCCACGTCGATGGGGAGATGGGTTTCAGTGCTCATGGTGTTCTCGTATGTGGTTGGTCAGGCGGAAAGGCCGGCAGCTTCCAGAAGCTCGGCATGCTCTTTGACTGCCTCTTCGGCGATGGCTTGAACGGCCTTTGCTTGGCGCTCCAGGGCGTCTATCAAAAGAGCCTGGAAGTTGGCCTTGATTGCGGCTTCAAGGTGCAGCTTCAGCGCCATGGGCATGGGGTGGTAGTTGGTGGCTCCGTCGCTGTACTGGTGGTAAACGGTTGGCGCCGATTCGCCCGATGCGATTGAAAAACTGCGCAACGCTCCGATGCCGCCGCCGCCACCGTGATACCTGTCTCCGATCAATGCGGCCCATTTCGCAGAATCGCTGGCATCGCGTTTCGCTGCTTTGTATTGGTCAATCTTGGTGCTCATGGTGTTGCTCACTTCGCGGAAACAAAAAGGGTTGCAGCCAGCACCATGGAGAGAACAATCACCAGGGCGGCAATCTTGAGGTACTCCGCCAACAGGCGGACGGAAGCGATCGGCTCCGTCATTTCGACGGAGGAATCACCATTGATCTGCGAGTCCATGAACGGGATGTCGATGACCGGCAGGCCAATCAGCCCGGTCTGTGCGCAATGGCACTCGGGAAATTTGCACGGTTCGTCGTTGGCGCCGACGCAGCGCTTCAAAGCTGTTTGCATTCGATCCTCACAAAACAAGAGCGGAAACAAAAGCCAGCGCAAGGCAGATGGCCACGGCGAGACTGGCGGAACGGGTGCGAGCGAACAGCGGTCGCGAGACTTCGATTGCGCAGCCGTATTCGGGTCCGAACGGGAAGGCGTCTTGCATCGTGCGTGCGTATTTCTTGGTGTTCACTGCTCACCCCACTTGAGTTGTTCAGCCAATGCGCGGGCATCGTCGCGGCGGCGCAATTCGCCGCTGTTTTTCATTTCCATGTAGGCCAGGTCGGCGCGGCGCGCGGCTTCGTCTGCCTGGCGGCGGATGTCGCTGTCGGGCGGTGCGAACGGCGCCAATGCAATGGCCAGCGCGTCAGGGATTCGTTGCATGACGATCCTTTCGGGAAGAAAAAAGCCAGCCACTGTTTCCAGGGCTGGCGAAAAGCACCGAAGTGCTTAGGGAGGTAATGTTTAACTACCTGATGCATCGGACGGACAAGCCGCCGATGATCTAGCGGTTAGCCGTCTTCATCTGGCGCAACGTATCGAGGTGCAGGATGTCAATCGCGGTGTGTATCTCTCTGCAATCACGCCCGCCCATGCTGCCGTCCTCGTGGCGCGTTGGCTTGCTGCATTCGGTCATCGCCATCGCAAACGCCTCAAGGCGCCCTTGCAATCTTGCAACGTCCATCGCCCGCGCAAAATCTTCGCGGTCGGCGCGTTCGGTTTCTGTCTCTTGCTTCAGTTCAATGTGCATGTCGTTCCCCTTTTTCATGCGTGCGGCACCGGGCCGCCATTTTTGTGTTGCTCGCGCATCAGTTTCCCAAGCTCGGCCGCGCCGTCTCCGGCAATCGTCATGCCCTCCTTCTGCTGCCTGTAGTCGGCGAGCATCGAGCACTCCGGGAAATCGCAAAGCGGCCCATCCACATGCGCACAACTTCCAGCGCTCTTGTCGCGGTACAGGTCGCAGCTATACACCGGGTCTGTGCTGCGGTCGAACAGCCGTTTCAGCCATGCAAACATCGTTTTCTCCTTCTGTCGTATGCCGGCTAACCCGTTGGTCAAGCCGACCGTCCTCCTGCGGCGTCCGTCGGCTTACCGCTGGCGTTAATAGATTTACAGCCAACACTCACTTAAAGCCGTGTTGACATTGGGACAGCGTAGCTGACACGCTGATTGCTGGCCATCAAATAGAACCTCTTCGAGGTAGCCTATGCTTTCTCTCACCCGGACTTGATCGTTACGGTTACCGGCCTGAATAAGTTCCACTCTTTGACGGCACTGCGTTTGCAGTACCTTTTCGTCGGCATCTCCCTATTGCTAGGCTCCGACTTGAGAGTGATTGAAGGTGGTGTCAGGTCTTAAAGGAAATAGCCCGCGTGTTACCGAAGACCCTCTCGCTGTCCACCACCTTCAATCACTCTCTAACTACACACAAACTAACCACCACGCAGCGGCCTATGTGCGGGACGGTCTACCGTCCACTGTTTACCGTCTCACGCCCGGTAAAGCGCTGGCTGTCGTCTGCTCCGAAGAGTGCGAACCGCCAGGTGCAAGTTTTGAAAGAACCCATGTCGCCGCGTCGATCCGGGGCTGCTCCGACTTGTTTGTCGGCATGGATGTAGTCTAACCTAGATAGACACAACAAACTAACAAGATTAGACCAAGCCGACAGACGGTAGCCTTCCGCGTTGCGCAGACGCAAAAAAACCCGCTCAGTGGCGGGCTTGGCTGTTGTTGTGTTGCTTAAGTCACTGCGATAGCTTTATCGAGACAATCCTGTCGCCCCACAAAGGGCCTCTACAGTCTATTTCTGAGTCTTTGTAGCCGTGCTTTTTTGCTTGGAAGCACTCGGATGCCCATGACCTAGACCGCTGAGGGTGAACAAGCTTTATTGGTGACACGCCTATGGGACGAAGTTCCTGCGCTGTCGGCCCTGAGAAAAACTGCGCCCCTGGAGGGTCTGTATCTAGAAGAAGAATCGCAGGCTCTACATCATCAAGCGGCACATACCCGATCGATCGCATCGAGTCGGTGCAGCTTCTGTGAATCGACAAGGCCATAGGTGTTCCGATCCATCCCCAACCATGTGCCGAGCAGTTTCGGATTTCTCCCGTTGCTGTAGATACGTGCATGGTGCTTTTCACTGCGCAGCCCGTGAGAGCTACAGCTACAAGGACAAGGGCAACTTTCATAAATCCTCCTTGATTGGTTTGGTGATCGGCATCTTACGCTCTACCTCTTCATCTGTGGCAGCTGTAGAGATGAAGGCCATCCAGAAGGCGCGAAGCTTTGCCCTTCTCTCTTCGGACAGTGAGTCGAAGTCGGCGGCAAACTTCATGGCATCTGGAGTGATGGAGTCCTCCCACAACAGGGCATCAGCAGCGACACCGTAAAGCTTCGCCAGCTCACGAAGCCTATATATACCCGGATCACCTAGGCCGGTCTCCCACGCAGAGACCGTTCCTTTTCCAATGCCGAAGTGCTTGGCAACCTGCTCCTGGCTCAACCCGTTCCTTATCCGCTCTGACTTCAGACGCAGGCCTACGCCTTGCCGTATAGGGTCATCACGTCGCTCGTCTTGAGTAGCCATGGCGCATCATCCCCTGCCGTTCATCGGACAAACTAATCAAATTAGATGAAAGCGGCTAACTAGGTTAGACTACGGGCATGAAAACAAACCCGGACCTACTTAAGTCAACCGCGCGTAGGGTGAATGAGCACTTTGGCGGACCTGCCGCTGTTGCTCGCGCTCTTGGCTATGACGACATGCGCAACGTCGCTTACTGGACCTCTGGTAAGCGCTGGTTCCCACCCAAGCACTGCGTAACGATTGAGCGCCTCAGCGGAGGGAAGATCACACGTAGCGAACTCAGGCCATACGACTTTTCCGAGTACTGGCCTGACTTGGTTGGGGTGTGAAGCATGCAATACATCTACGTTTGCCTGTTCAGCAACGGTCACATCAAGGTAGGCAGAGCTGTCGACACCGCATCCCGTATTGCCACACACAAATATCGTGTTGCTTGCTTGGGAGTGAGCCTTGTAAGCCACGAAATCATTGCTTGTCCTGTTGATGTGAAGGACGCAGAAGCAGCACTCATTGATTGGTGTGTGCAGAACGCGGAAGAACGATTCATGAACGAATGGTTCTCCGGGCTCAATTACACAGATGTTGTCAACGAAGCTATCCGCTGCGCTGACGCAGACAAGTCTGCTGATTCTTCTACTGGATGGGCTGCTTATCTGATTCTGATCAAGCGTGCTGGCTACACACAAACACGCATTGCAGAACTGATTGGGTGCTCTCAGCCATCCATCGCCAACTTTGTCAGAGGAAGGAGTGAAAACCCATCCTTCAAGGTTGGATACGGTCTTATCCAGATCGGTCGCATGTGCGGAATTCCAGACCCTACCCACTTGTTCCCGATTCAGGAAGCCTGAATGTTTTCCCACCACGCACACGCTGGCACCCACTGCCAATGCACGACCACCCAACAGCGTTTCTCCCTGCGCTTGGTCGGCGTTTTTCTGCGTGGTGGTTTCTTTTTTCATAAGAGTTGCGAAGTCTTTCACAACTCACTTTTTTGTACATCACCCATCGGAACTATGAACAAAGCACCAGCATGTGATTCCAGCCAGTGGCCGTGCGGGACCGCCAAGTCCACCGGAAACGCCTTCACCATGCCTAAACGCAGCCTGTTTGCAGATGACCAAGCAGAGCGAGCAAAGGCAACGCTTCATTCGCGCAATGTGGCCGTACATGCTCCAACAGGCGGTCACGCAGTCCACGGCCTGACGAACCTCAGTAAGCGTGGCCAACGACTCCTTGCACCAGTCAAGGTTGGTTTTTGCACTCCAATCGAACCCGCTGGCTCTGGCATTCGTCGGCTGGCAATTCAGAAAGCGAGCATCTAATGGTCCCGAGCCAACGCCGACGCCTTGAAATGCTTCTGCGCCGCAAACGCGGTACGACAAGTTGGGAAGTGATGCAAGTTTGCCGCACTACCTGTCCTGGCAAACGAATCTCCGAACTCCGTCAAGCAGGCTGGACGATCCGCACTGAGTGGGTTGGTGAGCGCGAGTACATGCGGTACTTCGGCGAAGCGCCTAAGGGATTCTGATGGCACGCATCAGGACCATAAAGCCAGAATTCTGGCGTGATGAGGACTTGTCAAGGATCAGCGCAGAAGCTGCTTTGCTGGCAATCGGGCTGCTCAACCACGCTGACGACGAAGGCTTCTTCAGTGCAAACACAAAGCTGATTGAAGCCGATGTTTTTCCACTACGGGAGTTGTCCGGTAGCGTTACTGGAATGGTAGAAGAGCTTCGCAGTATTGGTTATATCAAGGTGTTTTCAGGCTCTGACGGCAAGCGATACGGGCAAGTTGTCAACTTTGAAAAACATCAGGTAATCAACAAGAAAAGTCCTAGCAAAATCAAAGACTTATGCGATTCTGAAGATGATTCCAGTAGTCCTACCGTAGTCCTACCTACTGGAAAGGAAAGGAAAGGAAAGGAACATGGAACAGGGAGTGAGGAAAAGCCGCGCAAGCGCAGCCACTCTCCTGATTCTGATTCAAAAACCCTGAAGACCTACCTTGCCGACTGCAAGGCCGCAGGTGCCAAGCCAATCCCCGATGACCACCACGTCAGAACCTGGGCAGCAGATGCCGGGATAACCGCCGACATGCTGCAGATCGCTTGGGTGCAATTCCGTGAGCGATACACAGAGGCCGAGAAAGGCAAGGGCAAGCGATACAAGGACTGGCCCGGTCATTTCGCCAACGCTGTCAAAGCGAATTGGTTCAAGTTGTGGTTTTCTGGCGACAAAGGGATGCAGTGGACCTCTGTCGGAATGACTCACAAAAACGTGCTGGATTCGCGTCTGGCTCAAAAGGAGACAGAACATGCGTGATGACGAAACCGCAATCTTGCCTTGGTCGTTTGAAGCCGAGGCATCGGTTATCAGTTCGCTGCTGAATTCGCCGGATACGTTCGACGTGGTTGGCGCGATCCTGAAGCCTGAAATGTTCCACGATGTGAACCACCGGGCGATGTACACCGCAATCGCCGGAATGGTGATGGCCTGCAAACCCGTTGACGTGGTGACGGTTTTTGAATCGATGCAACAGGCCGGAAGTCTGGAAAACGTCAGCCTTCAGGACTTGAATGACGTTTGGCAGTATCTGCCAAGCCGTGGAAATCCCCTCCAGTACGCTCAGATCGTCGCAGAACGGGCTTTGATACGTGGGTTAATGGGTGCATCAGACCAAGCCCGAGAAATCGCTGTAAAACCCGGATTGTCGGCATCGGAAAGACTGGACCAGTGCCAGCAGGCATTCCAGCAACTGACGGCGCAACGTGTGATGCGCGAGCCAAAGGTGGTCAGCGAGTTCGTTATCAGCCTGATCGACCGCCTTCAGGGCTTGGCCGATGGCACCGAGAAATCCGGGGTCAGGACGCGCATTCCGACGCTGGACATGATGCTGGGTGGTGGTTTCAAACCCGGCAAGCAAGTTGTCCTGGCGGCACGTCCTTCGGTCGGTAAGTCGGCCCTGGCGATGGAGTTCGCATACGCCTTCGCTGCGCAAGGCGTACCGGCTGCGTTTCTTTCGCAGGAAATGGAGTCATCCGAACTGGTTGACCGCCTGACAGCACGAATCGGAAGCATCGAACTCGGCAACCTGACAACCGGAAAGTTGACCGATAGCGAGTGGTCCAGCGTCACGGACGTGGTTGACCAGATCAGGGGCCTCCCGCTTTACATCGATGACCAACCGGGCCTAAGCCTTGGCGACATTCAGGCAAAAGCACGAAAGTTGGTGCGCGAGCATGGGATCAAGTTGTTGGTTGTTGACTACCTGCAACTGTGTTCACCAAGCGACGGAAAAGCAAGCCGACATCACCAGATCGAAGAAATCAGCCGCGGCCTGAAAGTGCTTTCAAAGCAATTGGGCATCACGACTGTTGTTCTGTCGCAGCTTAACCGTGATGTTGAAAAGCGCGTCAGCGGAAAGCCTACGCTGGCCGACCTGAAGGAATCAGGCGCAATTGAAGAAGACGCCGACACGGTGATTTTGTTGAGCGCTGACGGCCAACGGGAAAACGGTGACGTGATCGTTAACGCTGAAGTCGCAAAGAACCGAGGCGGGAAAAAGGGATTCGTGAAGCTGGCCTTTGCTGGACGGTTTCAGAAGTTTGTCGAGACTATTGCTGATTCTCGTGAGTTCAGCACAGCAAAACCGCGCAACAAATACACAGAGGACGTTTGAAATGGAAAACCTTTACGCACTCCTTTGGAGCAAATCGCAGAACTGCCTTCACATCGAGCCTGTGGATAACTGGTTGAGCAAAAACCGTCAGGCATATCAGGATGAAGCGAGGCTCTGCGATTACCACCCGATTGTCATTGCAGACAAAGAGACATGCCACCAGACTGCGGATTCAATTCGACCGACTCTGAAAGAGCGAGAAATCGTAAAGGCGTATTTTTGACCGACCTAGACCGACTAAAGCAAGC